ATGGCCTCCACTGTCGGAAAAACCACCAGCGTTTCCCCGTCCCAGCTGCACCTATTCCACAAGAACGCCCGCCGGGGCGACGTGCCCGCCATCATGGCCAGCCTGCGCCGCCACACCCAGTACACCCCCATCACGGTCAACGTCGGCACCCACACCGGCCGCCCCAACGAGGTGCTGAAGGGCAACCACACCCTGATGGCCTTCCGCGAGCTGGCCGAGACCGACCCGTTCGATAAGCAATGGCAGAAGATCGCGGTGTTCTGGGTCGACGTGGACGATGACCTGGCAGAACGCATCGTGGTGGCCGACAACCAGATCGGGCGGCTGGGTGGCTTCGATGACGCCCAGCTGGCTGAGCTGGTCAGCGGGTTCGACGGTGACCTGGACGGCCTGGGCTTCACCGACGCCGACGTGGAGGCGCTGCTGGGGCTGAACGACGAGCCGGGCGGGGACGGTGACCCCAGCGGCGACGGTGGCGGCGCTGCCCCGTCCATTCCGTTGGCTGACCGCTACGGTGTCCCGCCCTTCAGCGTGCTGGACCGCCGGGGCGGGGTCTGGCAGGAACGCAAGCGCGAGTGGTTGTCGGCCGGGCTGGGCCTGGACAACCACGACGGGCGCGAGGAGACGCTGCTGCTGAAGATCGACCCGCAGGGCAGCGACATCTTCAGCACCGCCGTGCAGGCCAGTGGCGGGTCCACCAGTGTCTTCGACCCGGTGTTGTGCGAGGTCGCCTACCGCTGGCACACCCCCGAAATCGACACCCCGGTGTCGGTGCTGGACCCCTTCGCGGGCGGGCCCGTGCGCGGGCTGCTGGCCGGGGCCATGGGCCTGCATTACACCGGCATCGACGTGCGCGCCGAGCAGATCGCGGCCAACCACGCCGCGCTGGGTCGGCGGCCGGAGTACGCCGACCGCGTGACCTGGCTGCACGGGGACGCCACGCGCATGGGTGAGGTGTTGGCCGACGACCAGGCGTTCGACCTGGTGTTCAGCTGCCCGCCCTACGGTGACCTGGAGTGCTACAACGACGACAACGACCGCGACATCAGCGCCTGGGACTACGAGGACTTCCTGGTCGGCCACGCCCAGGCCATCACCGACGCTGCCGCCCGGCTGCGCGACGACCGTTTCGCGGTCTGGGTCACCAGCGACATCCGCGACAAGTCCGGCTACTACCGGGGCCTGGTGTCGGCCACCAATGACGCCTTCGCCGCCGCCGGTCTGCGGCTGCTGAACGAAGCGGTCATCGTGGACCCCGTCGGGTCCACCCGCCTGCGCACCGCCCGGCCGTTTGAGGCGGGCCGCAAGATCGCGCGGATGCACCAGTACATGCTGATCTACGTCAAGGGCGACGTGCGCGCCGCGACCGAGTGGGCCAAGCAGGGACGGGAGTTCGTGGTACCCGATGACGACAACGACGACATCGCTGACGCCGTTTAACCTGGTCAATGGCCGGTATTACAAGCGCGACGATCTGCACACCGGCGGGGGCGGGACCAACGGCGGCAAGCTGCGCAGCTGCCAGGTCATGGTGGGCGACATGCTGGCCGACGGTGCCACCGCCATCATCACCGCCGCCAGCGTCCACAGCCCCCAGCACGCCATCGTGGCCAACGTCTGCGCCGCCGCCGGTATCCCCAGCTACCACGTCGTAGGCGGCACCAAGCCCGCCGCCGCCATGCGCTGGCCCACGGTGTCGTCGGCGGTCGCCGCCGGTGGCCGTATGCACTACGCGCGGGCCGGGTACAACAGCGTCATCCAGCACGCCGCCGCGCGGCTGGCGGGCATGGTGCGCGGGGCCCAGGTGCTGCCCTTCGGCATTGCCCCGCCAGCTGGTGCCCCCGCGTCGGCCATCCTGCGCATGGCACGGGCCACCGGTGGCCAGGTCAACGGGCTGCCCGCCGACGTGCGCACCCTGGTGGTGCCGGTCGGCTCCGGCAACAGCGCCATCGGCATAGCCGAGGGCCTGGCGCGCACCGGCCGCCATGATGTGCGCATGGTGCTGGTGGAAGTCGGCCCGACCCGTCAGCAGTGGGTGACCCAGCGCGCGGCAGCGGCCGGTATCGCGCTGCCCGCGCTGACGTGGGTCAACCTGGAAGCCCTGGGGTTTGCGAAGTACCACGACAAGATGCCCGAGACCGTCGACGGGGTGGCGCTGCACCCGACCTATGAGGGCAAGGTGGTGCGCTACCTGAACACCGTCAAGCCCGCGTGGTGGACCGACCGCGACGGCACTACGTGCTTGTGGATTGTCGGCGGCGCGCTTCTGGTGTAGCTTCGCGCTCAGCCCGGCGGGACCGACCCGCCACCGCTGACAGGAGCACCCATGGACGCCCCCGAGCGTGACCACCTGGACGACCAGGCCCGCGCCGATCTGCCCGGCCTGACCCCGCGCGAGCGGCACCTGACGCCGGTGCGCTGCACCCGTTGCGCCGCCCGGGTCTACACCTACGCCAGCAGCGCCGACGGGCTGCGCCACTACTGCCGCTGCATCGCCTGGCTGCCCGCCGCCTGAACACTTGCCCGACTAGGGCGGGCATCTGCGCTATCATGCGGGCATGAAGCCTCGGATGATTTACCTGGTGGGCCAGCCCGGCGCGGGCAAGTCCACGCTGATGGCTGCGCTGACCAAGGGCCTGGTGCGCAGCCCCTGGCATGAGCACACCGTGCCCCACGATCAGCTGGTCGACCGCGTGACCGGCGAGACGGTGGCGGCTGAGCTGGGCGTGCAGCGCGGGGCCTTCAGCGGCACCGACGCGCTGGCCAGCAGCATCATCGACAAGGCCGTTCCGTGGATTCAGTCGCGCCCCTACGACCTGGTGCTGGCCGAGGGCGCGCGGCTGGCCAATCGGCGCTTCATCGACGCCGCCCTGGACGCGGGCTACGCCGTCACCATCGGCCTTCTCGACCATGACCAGGCCGACACCTGGCGCAAGCGCCGCAGCAAGGCGCTGGGACGCGAGCAGTCCCCGTCATGGGTCAAGGGTCGGCTGACCGCCAGCCGCAACCTGGCCGCCCACTACCCCGGCGCGCTGGTCGTCGCCGGGTCGGTCATCCCGGCTGAGCCGGGCAAGGCCATCGTGCTGGCCGGGCACCCCGACGAACTCGAGCCGATCTTGGCGGCGGTCATGGCCCAGGACGTCGATGGCTAAGAAGCCGGAGCTGGAGTTCCCCGACCATGGCAGCGGTGACCCCGCCGTAGCGGTCTGGCAGTCCGACGGCACGTTTGACACCCAGCGCGCCGAGCAGATATTCGAGGAGACGAAGGACTGGCCGCCGGAGCAGCGCGCGGCCATGCTGCGGTCGCTGCGCGCGGCTGAGACCCGGGCGACGGTGCGCACCAAGTACCGCCACCCCGCCGAAATGGCGGCAGCGGTGACGCCGGGCTACCGCATCACCCCCGCGCTGGCGATGATCAGCAACAGCATTGAGCGCGTGCTGAACAGCCACCGGAAAATCAACCTGTCGGTGTCCATGCCGCCGCAGGAGGGCAAGTCGTCGCTCTGCTCGGTGTGGGCCCCGCTGCGCGCGCTTCAGCTGAACCCCAACCGCCGCATCATCCTGGCCACCTACGCCCAGCCGCTGGCCGACATGCACTCCCGCAGCGCCCGCGACGTCATCAACGCCCACGGGGCGGGGCTGGTCGACCCGCTGACGGGGCTGACCGTGGAAGACAAGATCGGGCTACGCCTGGCCCAGGGCGCGAACAAGATCAGCTTCTGGGGCGTAGAGGGTGGTGCTGGGGGACTGCTGGCCGCAGGCATCGGCGCGACCATCACCGGTATGCCCGCCGACCTGCTGATCATTGATGACCCGTTCAAGAACATGATGGAGGCCGACAGCGCCACCCACCGCAACAATGTGGAGCTGTGGTTCTCGTCGGTCGCGCTGACCCGCCTGGCCCCCGATGCGTCGATAATCCTCATTCAGTGCATGACCGGCGACACCCCCGTGCTGCGACCTGACGGCACCGAGACGCCGCTTGCCGACATCCGTCCCGGTGACGAGATTGCCACCTATGAGGACGGCGCGCTCAGCACGGCCACCGTCAAGAACTGGGCCAGTCAAGGCTATGATCGTGTGAGTAAACTAGTATTTGCATCAGGACGACAAGTGCGCGCTAACGCTCGTCACCCGTTCCTGGTGGCTCACGACGACGGGACAACCGAGTGGATCAGGCTGGCCGACCTCAAACCGGGACATCGCGTGATTGCGACATCGACGGGTGCGAACGACCCCACCACGCCCGAGGACGGTGCAAGTCGCATTGGGCTGCATTGCGGCGCACCGAGCGAGGATTACGGGTTCACCCCGAGGGACACTGGGGTAAATGGACCGGCGTCATCTGCTCTGCTGACGGCTGCGACCAGCCCGCCGTCATCGAGCCGGGGCTGTGCCACAGCCACTATGACAAGCACAGATGGGCGTCTGGAATCCGGTACCCCTCGCACAGTGGGCGACCTCGCCGCAACGTGCTGCTGCGCAGGCGATACGGCATCGACCACGACGAGTACGACCGCTTGCTCGCCGCCCAAGACGGGCGGTGCGCTATCTGCCGCCTTACGGCTGACGAGGCGCGTATGCCAGCGCATTGGAACGGCTATTTCTGCGTGGATCACGACGAGACGACCGGCGTGCGCGAACTGCTTTGCAACGACTGCAATGTCGGCCTCGGAAGGTTTCACCACGACCCCGCACGGCTCCGCGCTGCTGCCGACTATCTCGACCGACACATTGCTGCACATCGAACCTGACGGTATTGCCGAGGTGTTCGACATCGAGGTCGAGCGAACCGAGAACTTCATCGCCAACGGGCTGGTCAGCCACAATACGAGGTGGCACCCCGAAGACTTGGCGGGCAAGGTACTGGAGGGCGAGCGGCTGCTGGACCGCGAGGAGCGCACCTGGCGGCACCTGAACATCCCCGCCATCGCGGAGGAGGGCATACCCGACGCCCTGGGCCGCCCGTACGGCGAGCCCATGGTGTCGGCACGTGACACCCCCGAGGCCAAGCGGAACTTCGCGCAGACCCGCAAGCAGGTGGGCGAGCGCACGTGGTACGCGCTTTACCAGGGCAGCCCCCGTAACCCAGCTGGCGGCATTTTCCAGCGCGCCTGGTTCGACCCCCGCCTACCCCAGCCGCCCAGCTACCCCGTGGCCGCCGTCGTCGGCATCGACCCGGCCGACAGCGGCGAAGGGGATGACGCGGGCGTGGTCGGCGGCAGCCTGTACCACGACGGCAAGCAGTCCAAGGTGGCGCTGACCCATGATCGCTCCGGCAAGTTCACCAGCGACCAGTGGGCCCGCCAGGGCGTCATCCTGGCCCTGGAAATCGGGGCCCGCGTGGTCGCGGTGGAGGGCTACACCGCCGCCAAGACGTACACCCGCGTGGTGCGCCAGGCATACACCGCCATCCACAACGAGGCCATTGCGGCGCTGAACGCCGGGGCTGAGCTGACCGCCGTGCAGAAGCGCGCGCTGCCCGACATCCCGCCGTTCATCATCAAGCCCTGGCGCGGTGCCAGCAAGGCCGACGCGGTGGCGCGGTCGGGCGGGCTGAGCCAGTCGCTGGAGACAGGGCGGTGCCGGACGGTGGAGGGCGCGCTGGCGGTGTTCGAGAACCAGGCGTGCGACTGGCAGCCCGGTCAGCACCAGCCTGACCGCGTGGCCGCGTCCATCATTGTCCACGACACCCTGATGGAAATGGCGGGCCAGCAGATGCACGTGGCCGCTCCGGTGCAGCGCAAAACTGCCCCGCCACCTGCATGGATGCGCAGAAGCATTGGGAAAGGTTGACTTACCCGACTTAGGCGGGTAACTTCATGGCTACCGGACAAACAGCAGCAAGGCGGGACCGTCCCGCCTGCTTTACCCGAAAGGGGCTCACATGTCCGGCTACTTTTACGAGGTCGATGGCCAGCGGTTTGACCAGCGCGTGGAGGCCATGGCCTACTGCGACATCTGGGGCTACCACTACGGGGCCATCCAGTGGGTCGACCCCGAGGCACCCTGGGCCTGACCCAGCAGGCTGGCCCGCTAGTCCGGCGGGTCAGCCTCAAAGCAGACCAACACCATGCCGGGGCTGATGTAGTCGGTAAACCACGCCTGACCGGCCGCCTGGGCGGCGTCCAGCCCGCCGACGAAGACACAGCGCATACGGTCCAGCAGATCGCTGGCGTTGCGATCTGCTACGAACCCCTCCAGGTGGTCCCAGATGGCCTGGCCCCATGCCACGGGGTCGGCCTGCAATTCGCTCAGCAGCACTGGTATCTCGACGCGGAACTTGCGGGCGCGCATGACCTTGATGGCCACGCGGTCAGACCGACGGGCCTGCTGGTAGGCGAGCTTCGCTAGGTCGGCCATCAGTCCTCCAGGGCGGCGACGACGTCATTGCGGTACTTGGTGACCGGCAGGATGGGCAGGCCCATCCGCTGGCAGACCGCTGCCCCCACGATAAGCGCGTCGGCGTCGTTGTTGTCGATGATGTCGACCACCCCGTTGAACAGGCGGCTGGTGGCCAGCAGCACTGCATCCTTGCTGGCGTTGCCGTTGCCGGTGGCGAACTTGGCGCGCTGGCTGGTGGCCACAATGGTCAGCGGCACGTCGTACTTCTCGCATAACTCGACCACCCGGCCGAACACCCAGGGCAGCACCCAGACGCCTGACCCCTTGGCCCCGTAGGCGAGACCTTCCATGCCTACCGCGTCGGGCTTCTCGTCGTCCCGAAAACACCCTTCTATCTGGTCGATCAGGTCGTTGACCCGCCTGGCCATGGCCCGTTTCGACTTGTCTTTCGTCGGTTTGGGCGCGCTGACGATGGCGGTGTCAGCGGTGAAGGCCACGGGCTCATCGGGCTGGCGGGGCGGGTTACTGGGCGGCCAGCTGGCCAGGTCGATACGGGCCAGGCCGGTGCCGGTCAGGCTGGTGTCGATCCCAAGTACGCGCATGGGGTCACAGTACCGACATTAGCGGGTAAGTGCCACCGCCAGCTGATACCATCGCGCGCATGGACCTCGGTAATCCCGTGCTGCTGCTGACGCTGTATGCCCTGGCCGTCGCGCGCATCACCCGGCTGGTCAACGCCGACAAGATCACCGACCGCCTGCGGCTAGTCCCCGCCGCTAAGCTGCGCAGCCTCCAGACCCTGCGGCGCGAGCGTATGGCGCGTGGGGCGGTGGCCGAGGCCAATGAGCTGAACAGCCGCATCCTGCGCTGGGACAAGGTCGTTTACTACGTCAGCTGCCCGTGGTGCGTTGGCATGTGGGTGGCACTGGGCACTGTCTGGGCCCCGTTGTTCTTGGGCGGCAACGTCGTCGTGCAGTACCTGCTCATCGGCCTGGCCGTCAGCCACCTGGTCGGGGTCTTCGCGCAGTTTGCCGATACCGAGGAAATTGAGATCGTTGACGATGATGACGACGATGACCAGTAGCCGCACCACCAGGCGATAACCTGGCCCCCATGGCTGCCTCCAATCTGCGCGTCACCCGCCGCCCCAAGGGCAGCCCCGCACGCCGGTCACTGACCGCCGCCAGCCAGCCCGTGCTGGACACCCGCAAGGCATTCCGCGCGGTCGCGGGCAACATCGGTCGCGCCGACTGGCAGGCCGAGGCGTGGGACAGCATGGACATGGTCGGCGAACTGCGCTACTACGTCGGCTGGCGCGCATCGTCGTGCAGCCGCGTGGACCTGATCGCCAGCGAGATTGATGACGAGACGGGCAAGCCCACCGGCGGCATCCGCGACGATGACCCCGACGGCCTGCGGTTTTTGCAGATCGTCAAGGCCATGGCGGGCGGGCCCCTGGGCCAGGCCCAGCTGCTCAAGCGCGCCGCCGAATGCCTGACGGTGCCCGGTGAGCACTACATCGTGCTACTGGACCAGGGCGACAAGAACAACGACGGCACGCCGCGCCATAACTGGTATGCGGTGACGCGCGAAGAAGTCAAGAACAAGGGTGGCGACGAGACCGATATTGAGCTGCCGGACGGCACGCTGCACCCGTACAACAAACGGCGCGACACCATGTTCCGCGTCTGGAATCCCCGGCCGCGCCGCGCCCAGGAACCCGACAGCCCGGTGCGCGCCTGCCTGGACAGCCTGCGCGAAATCATCCGCACTACCAAGAAGATTCGCAACGCCAGCAAGTCGCGGCTGATCGGCAACGGCGTGGTCTTCCTGCCCCAGGAACTCAGCTTGCCCAGCGCGCAGGCCCCGACGGCTGAGCCAGCTGACCCCGACCTGCCCGTGCCCATCGTCACCGGCGTACCGGCGGCCGACGAGCTGAGTAACCTGCTGTTCCAGACCGCCGAGGCAGCGGTGGACGACGAGGACAGCCAGGCCGCGCTCATCCCGCTGCTGGCCACCGTGCCCGGCGAGCACTTGCAGAAGATTTTCCACCTGAAGATCGGTAACGAAATTACCGAGGTGGAGATTAAGACCCGCAACGACGCCATCGCGCGCCTGGCCATGGGTCTGGACGTCAGCCCCGAGCGCCTGCTGGGTCTGGGCAGCAACAGCAACCACTGGTCGGCCTGGCAGATCGGTGACGAGGACGTACAGCTGCACATCAAGCCCGTCATGGAAGTGCTGTGCGCGGCCATCTACCGCGAGGTGCTGGTCAAGGTACTGCGCGGCGAGGGCATCGACCCCGACAAGTACGTGCTCTGGTACGACGCCAGTGGGCTGACCGTCGACCCCGACAAGACCGACGAGGCCACCGCCGCCAAGGAACAGGGCGCGATCACCCACGAGGCGTACCGCCGCTACCTTGGCCTGGCCGACGAGGACGGCTACGACCTGGAGACCCTGGAAGGTGCGCAGGCGTGGGCCCGGGACGCCATCGTGGCCGACCCCACGCTGATTACCACCCTGGCCCCGCTGCTGGAGGGCACCGACCTGGGCGAAATCGAGTTCCCCGTGCCCCAGCCAGCGCTACCGCCGGGGGAGTCCGACCAGACCGACGAGGACACCGAGGGCGGCGAACCAGCCACCGAGGACAACGCGGGCAGCGACACCGCCGGGGCCGGGGTCAGCAGCGTGGCCGACATGGTGCTGGCCGAGCGTCTGCTGACCACGCGGGCGCTGGGCCTGGCAGGCAAGCGCCGCGTGAACGTGCGCGACACCGCCCAGAAGGCGCGGCTGACCGGCATTGCCCCGCACGACTACCACCGCGTCATGGGCCCGGTGGCCGACGCCGACATCCCCCGGCTGATTGCAGGCTGGGACGAAGGACTCGAGGAGGAGGCGCTGGCGCTGCTGGGCATCGACACCGCCCGCACCGAGGCGCTGCGCAGCGCTGTACGCGCCCAGGTACGTCGTGAGCTGACTATGCCCGTTGTTGACGCGGAGGTGTGCTGATGTGGCCGCTGCCTGGTGAGGCGCTGAACCGAACCATCGAAGTGGAGGCGGGCATTGCCGACCTGTACGCCGAGGCCCTGAATACGTGGTGTCACGGGGCGCGCGCTGCGGTCCTGCCTGAGCTGCCGACCAGTGAAAACGATGTTCTCACTGCTGCTGGGAGTTTGCCGCCTGAGCCTGGTTCTTCCGATGAAAACGCCGGGGTCTGGGACCAGCTATCGACTGAGCTGATCCTAGCAGGTGTGTCAACTCTGTGGGCGTTGTCGCTGGTAGAAGCAATGAATGGGATGGGTATTGACTTACCGAATATTGACCTGACCGGCCGTGATGCGCCGGTCATACCGTCTTCGGTTGCCCGTGCCATTACTTCGACTAGCGAAGTAGCTGTAGAAGAACTTCGAGCAGCGGTGGACACGGTCGAGTCGGTGCCTGCGCTGCGCCAGGCCCGCGACGACTACGTGGCTACCCAGCGCGAGGCGGTGGCAGCGGTACCGGCCGTGGTGCAGGACAAGGTCAGGGCAGCGGTGGACGCGGTCAAGGTGGACGCCGCCCAGCATGACCCCATGCACGTGGACAACGACGTGCCGATTATCGAGGTCTACGTGACCCGCCAGCGCGAGGCAGCGGCGGCGGTGCTGACCCCGGGCAGCCCCGAGCTGCGCGACGTCGCGCGCAACGAGGGCTACCAGGCCGCCAGCATCCAGAACGCTGCGGTGGTGACCGCCGCCGCCCAGTCCGAGGACGAGCTGGAGAAGGTCTGGATTGCCACCATTGACGGCAAGACCCGTCACACCCACTTCGCTGCCGACGGCCAGCGCGCACCCCTCGCCGGTAAATTCACCGTCGGTGCTGCCCTGCTGGAATTTCCGGCAGACCCCGCAGGCCCGGCGGCCGAGGTGAAGAACTGCCGTTGCCGGGTCGGCATCCTGGCACCGGACGAGGAGCTGCCTGACGAGGTCGACCGTCACACCGAGCGGCTGAATGGCCGCGACAGCGTGCAGGTCAACCGCAAGGGCAGCCAGGCCGACGAAATCCAGCGCCGGGCCAAGCAGGGCACGATCCGCGCCCGTGACGACGAGGACGGGGTAGGCCGCACGGCCAGCGCCGCACCAAGTGAACAGGAGTACGACATGCCCCAGCCCACCCCGGCCGACACCGCTGCCGCCCTGGCCGCTGCTGCCGACGATGACGCGGCCGAGACCTTCCGCACCTTCACCGACCAGCCCATTGCGTTCGTCGGCGTGGAGACCAGCGACGGCCGGATGCTGGCCACCGACATCGAGTTCAGCGTGCGCACCCCGCCGCTGCCGATGATGTGGACCAAGCAGACCGGGTACGGCCACGAGGACGCCTTCACCGTCGGGGTCATCGAGTCGGCCCGCGTCGACGGTGACACCGTGCGCGGGTCGGGCTACTGGCTGAACACCACCGAGGCCGACGAGGCGTTCAACGAAGCCAGCCACAAGGTCAGCCGCCCCAGCGTTGACCTGGCGCGCACCGAGTGGATGCTGGCCGACGAGGACGGCAAGGAAATCACCGAGGAGCAGTGGTGGGACATGCCGCCCGACGCCAAGGTGCTTCAGGTCATCACCGCCGGTGAGCTGATCGGGACCACCATGGTGGCCACCCCCGCCTTCGGCGACACCATGATCGAATTCAACGACGAGCGCGAGACCCGCGATGCTGCGCTGGTTGCCAGCGCCGCCGAGTCGTTCCGGCCCCGCGTCTACAAGGCCGAGCTGTTCGCGGACCCCCAGCTGTCGGGCCCGACGCTGCCAACCATGGACCCCGACACCGGCCGCATCTTCGGACACCTGGCCTGCTTCGGTGCCTGCCACCGCAGCATCCAGGCCGAATGCGTGGTGGCCCCGCGCAACGGCACCGACTACGACGAGTTCCACACCAGCCCGGCGGTGCAGCTGGACAACGGCACCCGCCTGGCCGTGGGACGGCTGACCGTCGGCACCGGCCACGCGCCCGACAGCCTGCGCGGTGGCCCAGCCCTGGCGCACTACGACAACACCGGCACCGCCTGGGCACTGGTCCACGTCTACGAAGATGCCCATGGCATTGCCTTCAGCGGCGTGGCTGCACCCTGGGCGACGGCCGAGCAGATCGAGGAGGGCCTGTCCAGCCCGCTGTCGGGCGACTGGCGCGACTTCGGCCGGGGCCTGAAGCTGATTGCCGCGCTGTCGGTCAATACCCCCGGCTTCGCCGTGCGCGGGCGCGAGGGCGACATGGGCCAGCCGGTCGCGTTGGTGGCCAGCCTGGGCCCCGACCCGCGCAAGCTGGCCGGGCAGCGTCAGGCGTTGGGGGCCAACGACATTGCCGACATCGTGGCCCGTGCCGTCACCACCGCCCTGGCCCAGCGCGACACCGACGCCGAGCTGGCGGTGCTGTTCGACCAGGCCGACGAGCAGCTGGGCCCGCTGCCGCAGCCGCTGACCCCCGACGAGGAAATCGACGCGCTGCTGGCCGACGCCGAGGCAGGTGCCTGATGTGCGGCTGCAACGGTGGCGCGGGCAGCGGCAACCGCAACGACACCATCGGCTACTACGTCGTGCTGCCGGGCGGGGCCATGCTGCCCGACGGGGTCAACCCCACCGACCCTGCTGCTGGGGAGCCGCCGTACGCCTTCTACCAGGAGGCGCACAACCAGGTGGTACTGAACGGCGGGGGCACTGTGCGCCGCCTGCGCCGGGTGCCAGCAACCACCTAGCTAGGCGGCGACTTTGCGGCAGCGATGCCGTTTGTTGCACACACCTTCGTTACTGTCGACCACCAGAGAGTTCCCGCCCGCGTTATGTACCGGGGGACGATCACCGAAAGCCATGTACGCGCTGCTTAGACAAGGAGTTCGCAGTGTTCGTCTCCCCCGCTCCGCATTACGGCGTGAGCTTCCGTGCCCGCAAGGTGGGCCAGTTCGACCACCAGATGCCTGCCACGCTGCCGACCGACGCCGCCGCCCTGGCAACGCTGATCGCCAGCGCCGAAGCAGACATCAACGTCTACCGCGCCCGCCGTGGTGCAGGCGAGAAGCTGACCGGCGCTGACGCCACCCGGCTGAAGTCGCTGCTGGCCGACGTCGGCACCCTGGCCGCCGCGCACGCCACCGCCGTGCTGGCCGATCAGGAGGCTGCCCCGGCTGACGAGGCTGAGCTGGACGCGCTGCTGAACCCGCCCGCTGACGAGGCCCCGGCCGACGAAGCGCCTGCGGACGAGGCACCGGCGGCCGACGACGAGGGCGACGCCCCCGCCGACGACGCCGACGCGCCAGCCGACGCCCCGGCTGTGCCGGTCGCTGCCAGCGCCACCCCGACCAACGGCACCCGCCCGGTCAACTTCAGCGCGGCCAATGGTGGCACCCCGCCCCCGGCTGGCAACGGCGAAGGCCCGACCCCCGGCTGGATCATGCAGCCCGGTGTCCCCGGGTACAAGGCCGGTCAGGACAAGGTCGGCTTCGCCCAGCTGGCCCGCCAGCTGGACACCATCCGGCCCGGCAGCCGGTCGGTGCGGGCCAACCGCCCCGACAAGCACATGGACGGCCAGTCCTTCAGCGCCCAGGTCGTGTCGGCGCTGACCCGTGACATGCCGGTGGTGGACGACGCCCACGCGCTGGTCGCGGCCATCAACAAGGCCACCAGCGAGGTCAAGGGCGAGCGCGTCACGGCCGAGTCGCTGACGGCGGCCGGTGGCTGGTGCGCCCCGTCGGAGCAGCTGTATGACTTCTGTGACGTCCCCGACGCCACCGACCTGCTCAGCCTGCCCGAAATCACCATCAATCGCGGTGGTGTGCGCTGGCCGCGTGAGCCCGATCTGTCCGGCATTTTCGAGGACTTCGAGTGGTTCTTCACCGAGCCGGAACTCGAGGCCGTCGACGGTGTCACGGGCTTGCCTACTGCCGTCAAGCAGTGCGTGGAAATCCCGTGCCCCGAGGACTTTGACGAAATCCGCCTGAACGCCGTGGGCTGGTGCGTCGAAGCGGGCATCCTCCAGGAACAGGGCTGGCCGGAACTGATCGAGTGGTTCATGCGGTCGCTGACCCAGGAGCACCTGCGGGCGCTGTCGCGCCGGTCGATCCTCAACATCGTCGCCGGGTCGGGTGCCGCCAAGGTCATCCCGCCCACGTCGGTCATGGGGTCGGTTGCGTCGGTGCTGAACAGCATTGCGCTGATGGCCACCAACATCCGGCTCAAGCGTGGTCTGTCGCGCACCGCCACCATCGAGGGCATCGCGCCGTCGTGGTTCTTCGAGGTGCTGCGCGCTGACCTGGCATTCCGCGAGGGCACCGACACGTTCGCCGTGTCGGACGCTCAGATCCTGGGCTGGCTGACCGCGCGCAACATCGCGCTCCAGTTCGTCGGTGACTGGCAGACCCGTGGCGCGGGCCTGCCGGGCAACCTGGACACCCTGGTGTGGCCGTCCACCGTGCAGCTGGTGCTGTACCCGGCGGGTACCTGGTTCCGGTCGATGAGCAACGTCATTGAGCTGGGCGTCATGTACCCCAAGGAACAGCTCCAGGTCAACCGCTTCACGCGGATGTTCACCGAGGACGCCATTGCGGTGGGCAAGCGCTGCGGCGAGTCGGTCCTGGTGACCATCCCGCTGGACGTGACCGGTGCCATTGGCCAGCGCGAGTACCTGGCAGCCAATACGCCTGCACCGTAAGGCAGGCCGCACGTCAGACTGAGGGCGGGCGAAGTGGACAACCCGAGGCCGTCCGCTTAGCCCGCCCTCTTCTCGTCTACCCAGGAGGACCACATGACCGCCCCCGTTATCGACGTGGTGCATTTCGACGTGCCGCCGGTCAACCCGACCACCTACGGCCTGTATGGCGCGGTCGGCACCTGGCAGACCGACGACGAGCCCAACCGCTGGCATCACGGTGTCGAGTTCCGCAGCACCGGCAACTACGGCGGCGAAGGCAGCTTCGGGGTCTGGAACGCCCCGTGGTGCGGTGACCCGGTCCCCGCCGATCAGATCAAAGACGGCGAGCGCCCCGGCAACCTGGACCCATTCGAGCGCACCGTGGTGTGGGCCTATGACGAATGTGACCTGACCGCGCCCAGCCGCGCAGAGGTCCAGGCGCGTGCTGCCCAGGTGCTGCGCCTGGAGGAACAGGTGGCAGTCGAGCGGGAGTTCGCGGCGCGGATGCTGCTGGACGCCGCCGACGTCGCTACCCCGATCCCCACCGCTGCCAGCCTGGCCCAGGCCGTCGGCGCGCTGGAGGCGGCGGTGGCGCTGACCAATACCCAGGCATACCTGCACATCGCGCCGCAGTGGGTGGCCCTGGACACCGACCTGTTCAAGAAGTCCGGCACCACCTGGACCAGCCCGCTGGGCAACATCTGGGTCATCGGTGGCGGCTACGTCGACGGCCTGGAAGACACCATCGTGGCCACCAGCCAGCCCTACGGCTGGCGCGACGAACCGACGGTGCGCACGGCCATAGACGAGCGGGCAAACATCTTCGCCGCAGTGGCCGAGCGTAGCGTTCTCATCGGATACGAGGCGGTCATTGCCGCTGTGACCATCACGCCCACCCCGTAAGGAGCACGACATGCCCGCAGGCATCATCGCCACCGTGGACAACGGCTACGCCACCATCGACTTCGTGGACCCGGCGCTGCGCGGTCCGGCGTTGCAGGAACTGATCGAAATTGGCGGGCCCGCCAGCGTGGAGACCATCACCCGCGACGGCCCGCGTCGCAAGTACCGCGTGCTGGTCGGCAACGCCCAGACCGCCGGACTGCTGGACGGTGACGAGGTCGGTGACGTCTGGTCTGCCGGGCGCGACACCGGGGCGGCAGCGGCGACGGTGGCGGCCGACCCCAACGTGAACCCGGGGTCGGACAATGCCAATTGGCACACCCCGGTGGCCGAGTACACCAGCGCCAACGCCTACGTCGGCAAGGTGCCCAACGCCACCGTGCTGCACAACCGCAACCAGGTCTACACCGGTGACGCCAACAGCACCGGCGGCGACGTGCAGCACCCGCCGACCCACGCCGAGGTCATCGCGGGCGTTCAGGCGGCCAAGACCCCGCCCACCGAGGGCTTCGCTGCCCCGCAGGCGCGGGCGGCCATGGTCGCGGGCAGCCTGGCTGAGCAGACCAGCGCGCTGGGCAGTGACCCGGGCGGCTGGGCAGAGCAGCCGGGTACCGACGAGGGGGCACCGGCTGACGCCCCCAGCGCCCCGCAGGGCGACGAAACCGCCACCGGCGACACAACGACCGCCGACACCCCCGCCGAATATCCTGATGGCGAGCCGACGGTGGACTGGACCCGCAAGCAGCTGGACGCCTACGCGCTGGCCGTGAAGGGCCTGGACACCACCAAGCTCGACAGCAAGGCGGCTGTGCTGGCTGCGATCAACGAGGCACCCAAGGAGTAGCTGATGACCGGTCATCAGACCGCCACCAGTGTGCGCGCGTGGCTACAGGCCCGCATCCCCGCCAGCTGGCGTGAAGCCTGGTACCGCATTGCGTCGGGTCTGGTCATGTTCCTCTTCGCCTTCGGGCTGCTGACCGCCGACGCGGTGACGCTATGGCTTCAGCTGGCCGTGGCCACCGTGACGCTGCTGTTCGCGCTGCTGTATACGACCAGCCCGGTGCGCATCGCCTTGTATGCCATCGTGGCCCCGGTCGGTGCGGTGCTGCTGTTCTACGGCGTGGTTGACGATGTGCGCTGGGCCTTGATCAGCGCCGCCGTCGCCCAGGTCTTCGGTATCACCACAGCGGCGGCTAAGACGGTCACCGTCGATACTGGCGGTGCAGGCATTGGCCCGACACGGCAGTGACAAACCCGTGGGACGACGGTCCCCGACACCGGTCCTGGGCATCCAACACGATGCTCTCGTTTGTGCTGCTCATTGTGCTGATCATTGCCACGGTGGTCAGTGACTACTTCGGTGAACCGCCGAACTACCTTGTCGGCCTGCTGGGCACGGCGGCCGGTGCATTCTTTGCCGCCATTGGCAGCGACAAGCAGAAGCGCGACGCCGAGACCCGCGACATTGCCATCACGGCTGAAAAGACGGCACGCCGCGCCGAGGCCAAGGCCGACCATGACGGGGTCATTGAGACCACGCCGCCCGCCACCCCCGGGGAGGGCGTCGGAAGTGCCGGGGACGGGGACGGTGGGGGCGGTGGGCAACGGTGACCGCTGTACTTGAACTTGTCTACAGCTTCCCATTCGCCACTGGGCTGGTGGTCGGTGTGGTCGGTCAGCGTGCGTACGCCCACGGCGTGGCCAAGTACCAGGACGTCCACCACCCCCTGCCCAGCGGTCGGCACCGCAAGGTGCCCGGCATCAGCCGCGTCTGGGTAGCCGGGCTGGTGCTGCTGGCCACCCTGGGCTACGTGCTACTTCAGACCGGCCAGACCGAGGCCAAGTACCGGGGACTGGCGCGCAGCATGTACGACTGCCAACGCGAGTTCAACCAGGCGCTGAAGGCCCGTAGCCAGATCACCACCGAAAACGACCGCATCAGTACGCAGCAGCGCGATCTGTTCACCGCCCTGGACGAGGCGGCGGGGACACTGGTCGACCGCCAGCTGAACCCACCGGCCGACATTGCCGCGCTGCCCATGGACAGCCCCCGGCGGCTGGCGTGGAACGAGGACGTGGCCCGGGTGTACTACCAGCGCACCAGCAAGCTGCGCGGCCAGATCGCTGACCTGCGGGCCGAGCAGACCCGGCTACAGCACGAACGGGCTGCGCACCCGCTGCCGGAACCGACATGCGGCAGCACGCCGCCCGGGGCCTAGCTGCACCGTCGCCGCCTAGTGTTTGGGACAGCCTCGGAGACCGACCTGGCGCGTTGCGCCTGACACCAGGAGGAACCAGCCAATGCCTGGCATCCAGCCCGTCAAGGGCCGCCGCCTTCGGGCTACTAAGATCAACGGCTGCGGTATGCCACTCGCTGGCCCCCGCAATCGCCTCGTCACCTCCGGCTACGTCAGCCTGACCTTGACCGCTGTCATGCGCGAGGCCCAGGACTTGACGCAGGACAACGCCGAGGGCAAGGAGTGCTACAGCGACCGCACCCCGCCGGAGCGCCGCTGGTACACCCCGCAGCTGGAGCTGTGCAACGTCAACACCGGTCTGCTGACCATGTTCACCGGCTGGGAGAACGTGCTCAGTGCCGATGACCTGCCGGTCGGCTACCGCGACCAGAAGGAAATCGAGACCGACCTGGGCATTGCCCTGGAGCTGTGGACGGCGGGCAAGTCGGACGAGGATTGCGACGACATCCCCACCACTGACGCCGCGTTCACCGCGCCCGGCACTGGCCGCAGCTTCGGCTACTTCCTGCTGGGTGGCACCGAGTGGACCCCCGGCGACATCACCATCGGGGCCACGGTGTCGACGTTCACCCTGACCGGCCGCACCATCGCCATGCCGTACTGGGGCAAGGGCCCCTACAACGTGCAGGAGGACGACACCGGGGCGGCTGGTCGTCTGGTGACGCCGACCAGCAAGAAGGAGCACCTGACGGTGTTCCGCACCATGATTGCCCCGCCGGAGCCCACGCCGGGCACCGAGCCGGTGCCGCTGGCGACCAACAGCCTGTTCGTCGCGCCGGACTTCTACTACGGCGGGCCGACCAGCGAGCCGCCCGCCGACGTGGCACCCGAGCAGCCTGCGATCCCGTAGGCTGGTCTGCATCAGCGAAGCGACAAGGCCCCCGGTCATTGACCGGGGGCCTTGCCGTTGTGTGGGTTAGGCGGCAGCTGCGGCCACCGCCTCGTTGACCAGGTCGTAGGTGCCATAGCCGTTGCTGTAGAGGCGGCGCACCTGGGACGGCAGCAGGGTCAGGCGGGCGGCGGCACCGAAGGCCACAGTGACGTCGTCGGTGGCGTGGACCTCGAGGATGGCGCGGGCCAGTCGGACCTCGTCGGTGCTGCTGCCCAGGTGGGCGGCGGCCTCGCGGATGCGACGGTCGAGGACGGCGGCGGCGAGGGTGCGGGTGGTGTGGGCCATGGTGACTCCTTGTGCTGGGCGGCGGGTCGGTCCCGCTTGCTTGTGTCACCACACTAACCCGCCTAAGTCGGGTAAGTCAACACATTCGTAGAAGAAACTTCCGCACGTCGTCGGGCTACCCTGACCACGTGGCTTTCACATGGCCGGTAGACCGGTCCGACTTCCCGGCCCTGCCGGACGACACCGACCCGGGGTATCCGGCGGCGGTGCTGGAGCAGACCGCAGCCGCCGACCTGGCCGTCCGCGTGCTGCACGCCCTGACCGGCCGCCAGTTCGGACTGCACGAGCACACCGTGCGCCCCTGCCGTGCCGACATGCCCATCTACGCCCCCGGCGGCGTCACCAGCTACGTACTCAGCTGGGAGGGCGACCGGTGGCTGTCGTGGTCCTGTGGGTGCCTGGGTGGCTGCAAACGCGGTGGGCCCCGCCAGGTCCACCTGCCCGGCCCCGTCTACGACATCATCGAAGTCAAGATCGCCGGGGTGGCCATCCCGCCGACGACTTACCGCGCCGAGGGAAATGTGCTGTACCGGCTGGGGGCACCCTGGCCCGTGCAGGACTTCGGTAACCCTGCCGGTGAGGCCCGTACGTGGACGGTGACCTACCGCCGGGGCATTCCCGTGCCGTCGGGCTTCGCGGCGCTGACTGGCCTGCTGGCCAAGGAATTCCTGGCGGCGCTGAACGACGAAGGCCGGTGCCGACTGCCGCGCACCGTCACTACCGCCAGCCGCAACGGGGTCACCTACCGCGCCTATGACCCCGCCGTCATCTACGCCAACGGCAAAACGGGTCTCCCCGAAATCGACCTGGTGCTGGCGTCGGTCAACCCGCACGCGCTCATGGCCGCCCCGACGGTGCGCTGATGACCAGCCCGTGCCGCACCGACCCGGCCATGGAAGTCATCGGCGGCGTCACCACCGCGCTGGCCGAGTTCTTCCGCGCTGACCAGGTGTGCCCGCCCATGGTCGGGGCCACCGCCAATATCCGTTTCTTCGCCGGTGACGGCGCACCGCTGGCGGCGTGGGACAGCCACGCCAGCCAGGGCTGCAATGAGCCGTTCGTCTGGGTGCGGGCCATGCGCCGCTACCAGAGCCAGACCTTCCCGAACCCCACGGTGGCCACCAACTGCAAGCTGCTGCGCGTGCTGCCGGTGGAGGTCGGCGTGGCCTGGTGCGCGGTGGTCGACCAGGAGCCCAAGTGGTCGGACTACGCCCACGAGGCGGCGGTGTCGATGGATACCGCGTGGCGGCTGGAGACCGCGCTGTGCGCCGCCGCCACCACCCTGCGCAACGACGACAGCGAGCGCCTGGTGGGAACCGACATCGTCAACCCGTACGGTCCAGAGGGCGGCGTCATTGCTTGGATCGCCACCCTGTACGCCAGCTACTAGGAGGAACACCATGGCCAAGGTCACCATCGAAGGCAGCATCACCCCCAGCACTTTCCTGGCCCGGGGTGCGCGCGTGACGGTGCAGCGCACCGAACGGGTGGAGCGGCTGATCAAGGCCGGGTTCGTGGTCGAGGTGCCCGACGCGCGCACCGACACCGAGCGCGAGGCTGACGACCAGGCGCAGGCTGCCCGCGACGAGCTGGGGGTGCCCGCGCGCAACGCCAGCCGCGACGATTGGGCAGAGTTCCTGGCCAGCCACCCCACCGGCGGGTTCGTCACCGAGGGCAAGAACCGCGACCAGCTGATTGCCGAGTGGGACGCCTACGACGCCCCGGCCGACGCCGAGGAGTAGACCCATGGCGGCCACCGTCCGCATCCACATCAACGAGCCCGAGCTGGAACGCCAGTCCGGTGCGATATTCCGTGGCAAGCACCGCAGCCTGACCCGCCGCATCGCCACCCAGGCGCGTGCCGACGTGCCCGTGCGCACCGGCAACCTGGGCCGGACCATCGGGGAGCTACCGCAGCGCTACCGGCCTTTCCACGTCGACGGTGGGGTGGAAGCCACGGCCGACTACGCGGCGGCGGTGCATGAGGGCAGCCGTCCCCACCGCATCACCGCCCGCCACGCCAGCGCGCTGCGCTTCGTCTGGCACGGGCGCGTGGTCTTCCGCAAGTCGGTGTGGCACCCCGGGGTACGGTCGCGCCCGTTCCTGCGCAACGCCGCCCAGCGCATCGCGGCCACCGACCCCGACATTCGCATGACGTGACTACCCCGACAACGCTGGTATTCTCGCGGCCGGAATACCCCATCGCCTCGGGAGGGCACCCATGACCACGTTCGGACCAGAAGGCACCAAGATCACCCCGCAGGAGCCCGACGCCGCCCAGCTGGTGCCGCCTGCGGACTACTGCGCGCCGGACGACGACAAAGACCCGGCCCCCGATGACGGCCTGGTCGAAGTGACCCGCGTGCTGTCGGAGGTCGACGCGGACAACGCCGACGTGACCGTGGTGGAGCCCGACGAGGCCCCCGGCAACGCGGTGGCGCTGATCGAGCGGTTCGACGTCACCGCCACCGACGAGGTCTGGAAGTTCGACTTCCTAGAGTTCCAGGGCGACAAGCTGGGCATCCGGCTGCCGCAGCGTCAGGCGCTGGCGGCGTTCTCCCTGGCGTCCAGCAAGTACGTGGCCATGGGCGTCAAGAACGACCTGACGGGCCTGTTCATTGCCCGGCACCTGTCGCCGGAAAGCTACGGCCGGGTGTTCAGCCGCCTGATGGACCCCGACGATGCCGCCTACACCGTCGACACCGTGGGCGAGCTGTTCAACGCGATTGTTACCGCTGCCATTGACGCAGACGACGAGGATTAGCAACGCCCCCTGGGATAGCCTGACCGGGTGACCGATGTCGGCAAGATCAGCCTTGGCGTTGAAATACATGCCGATGACCTGACTGCCCAGCTCGGTGAGGCTGTCCGTCGGGCCGTGCTGCCCACGCTGGACAAGCTGAACCGCAAGCTAAACGAGGTCCAGCGAGAATATCGCAACACCGGCAACGCGGCTGAGCGCAGCGCCGACAAGCAGGTGCGCCAGCTGCGCCGCGTGGCAGCTGAGGCCAACGCCACCGCCGCCGCTGTACGGGCGGCCACCACTGCCGCCTACGGGGGCCCGCGCACCGGTGACCCCGTCCCGCGCATCGAACGCCAACGACGCTCTACCGACGGGCTGGCCACCAGCACCGCCCGGGTGGCCGCAGCCCAGGCCGACCTGAACACGTCCATCGACATCTTCGGCCGCCGCAGCCCCCAGGTCATCGCCGCCCAGCAACGCCTTGACCGGCTACAGGCCGCCCACACCGCCCAGCTGATACGGGCGGCGTCGGAGTCGCGCGCCAGCACCAACACCCGGGTGCGCGACTACGAACGGTTGGCACGCGCGGCCGAGGAGTCCGCAGCCCGGCAGATGGCGGCCAACCGCGTCTCAGCTGGCGGCGGCGGTGCTGCCAATCGCGGCGGTGGCCGTCGCGGGGTGCTGGGATTCCTGACCGGCCCCACCGGGCTGAACAGCATTGCCCTGGGCGCGTCGGCGCTGCCCGCAGTGGCAACGGGCGTTGTCAACATCGTGGGCGCGGTGCAGCAGCTGGGCCAGGCCGGTCTGGCACTGCCCGGCATCTTCGCTGGCGGCGCGGCGTCCATCGGTACCGCCGTCATCGGCTTCAAGGGCCTGGGCGACGCGGTCAAGGAATTGAACGAGGCGGCCAAGTCCGGCGACTACACCAAGGCCAACGAGCTGCTGAAGGACATGGCACCGGCGGCGGGCGAGGTGGCGCGCGAGGTGTCGCGGCTGACCCAGGGCCCGCTGAAAGACTTCCAGAAGGCCATTGCCCAGCCCATGCTGGCCGGTGTCGCCGGTGACCTGACGACGTTTACCGACAAGGTGCTGCCCCGCGCGCAGACCGGCATGGGCAAGGTGGCCACCGCGTGGAACGGCACGCTGAAGACGTTGCTGCGCGAGGGGTCCAGCGACAAAACGCTGTCGCTGATGGACCAGATTTTCGGCAACACCGCCGAGGGCCAGACCCGGGCCAACAACGCCATCAAGCCCCTGATCAGTGCGTTTGGCACCTTGGCCAAGGAGGGCAGCTATTTCCTGCCCCGGCTGGGCGACGGCATTACCAAGGTCACCGAGCGCTTCGACAAGTTCATCCAGAAAAACACCGCCAACGGCAACATCTTCCGATGGATTGATGAGGGCCTGAACGGTATGCGGGCGTTCGGCAACGCCATCCTCAACGTCTTCAAGACGATCACGGGGCTGACCAAGGCGGCGGGCGCACTGAACGGCAGCCTGTCCGGCGACGGCGGTTTCCTGGGCTGGCTGGAGCGGTCGACTAAGGCCATGTCTGACCTGACCAACAGCGCCGACGGCCAGGCCAAGCTGACCCGGTTCTTCCGCGACGGGCGCGAAGACCTCAACCGCTGGGGCGATCTGCTCAAGGACATTTGGCCTGCGCTTAAGCAGATCATTGAGGGTTTCCAGGCGTGGGGCGACATCATTTTCCCCGTCGTCAAGGCCCTGGGCAGCGTCGCCGGGGCACTGGGCGAAGTCCCGGGGCTACTCCAGTCCATCCTGGTGGGCTTCCTGGCCTGGCGCACCATCGGCGGCATCGTCGGCGGCATCACCGGCAAGATCAAGGGCATGAACGCCGCCGCAGCTGCGGGCGGCGGGGCGGCCGGTGGCTTCGGTAAGGGCCAGGCGGCGCTGCTGGGCGGCAGCCTGCTGCTGTCGGGCACCACCATGCAGCGCAACGCGGGCACCAGCACCACCAGCGGCGTGCTGGGGGCCTTGCAGACCATCGGCGGCGGTGCAGTCCTGGGCGGCACCATCGGCAGCGTCATCCCCGGCGTCGGCACCGGCATAGGCGCGGTCGTCGGCGGCGTCGCAGGCGCGGCGCTGGCCGGGTATAACGCCCTGGTCAACCAGAACAAGGTGGCCACCGAGGCGGCGGCAGCTGCGGCTGAGAAGTGGGCGGCGACCAACGAGCGCAGCCACCAGGCCATGCTGGTCAACAGCCAGGCGATCAAGTCGATGAACGATGCGCTGGCTGAGTCCGGCGGCAAGCTGGACGCCAATTCGCAGGCGGCGGTCGGCCAGCAGATCGACGCCATACCCGAGCGCCTGGCCGGGGCGTATGACGAGGCGACGCTGAAGGGCATTGCCACCGCCCTGGGCGACGTCAACATGACCACCGACCAGATGGCAGCGACCATCACCGGCAGCCAGGCGCAGTTTGACGCGCTGACCGCGCGGCTGAACAACATGGGCCCGGCCGGACAGATCGCCGCCGCCCAGCTGGCCACCATCCGCGATAACACCCTGGGCGCTGCCCAGAACGCCAGCCTGGCCGCGCCGCTGCTACAACAGCTGTCCGACAAGTTCGGCGGGCTGGCCGGAGCCCAGGTGGCGGTGCAAAACGCCTTCGCCGCCATCCCCGAAGACGTACCGGTGAACATCAACATGCCCAACGGGCAGGCGGTGTTCGACATCCTCAAGGAAATCGGTGCCCAGATACAGGTCAACAAAGACGGCCTGATCAACGTCACCGCCCCGTTGGCCCCGTCGACGCTGGAGCAGCTGAAGGCGCTGGGCGTGCAGATTCAGCAGAACAAAGACGGCACCATTGTGGTGCAGCTGGACCAGGCCCGTTACCAGGACACCATCGCCAAGCTGGGCACCGTCGGCCAGCTGTACGACGATCTGTTCCGCAAGTCCGGCGCGCTACCCCTGCCGCCGGTCCCCGGTCCCCAGCGCAACAACGCCGCCGACCCGTTCCAGCTACCCGGCGGTGCTGACGGCATGGTTGTGCCCGGCTACGCGCCCGGCCACGACATTGTCAACGCCGTGCTGGCCCCTGGCGAAGGCGTGCTCATCCCCGAGGCCGTGCGCGGGCTGGGTGGCCCGGCCGGGGTCTATGCCATCAACAGCCGCTACCGCAGCGGGCTGAGCAAGCGCTACTACGCCGACGGCGGCGTGCATGTCGGCAGCGGCGCGCTGCCCGGGCCGCCCGGCGGCGAGACCGAGCTGGGCGTGCTCATGCAGATTCGTGACCTGCTGGCGGGTAAGGGTGGCGTCGGCGCGGTGGCAGCGACCGCCAGCGCCACCGACACCATTGCCAAGGCCAGCACCGGCACCACCGGCCAGACCATGGGCCCCTTCGGTACACCGATCAAGGCGCGCAATCGCGGCTACGAGGCAGCGGCGGCAGCCATCCAGGCGCTCGGTGGTGACCCAGAGAAGTGGATCGGGGCCGACCCCACCACCTACATCGCCCCGACCGCCAGCGGCGCGCTGGGCGGCACTACGGCGGCATTGCCGGGCACCGTCGACATCGCCGCGCTCCAGAAGTTCGCACTGACCGGCAACACCGCCGACCTGCCGCCGGGGCTGTCGATGAATGACCCCGTCGTCACCGCCATTGTCGGGGCAAGGAACAAGAAGAAGGGACTGAGCGACCAGGCCATCAGTGACCTGGTCGGCCAGGGCCTGGCCCCCGGTGGCTTCACCGGCACGCTGGACTCCGACAACACCAGCCTGGTCAAGGCGCTGGAGCGGCTGCGCACCAAGGGCACCAAGGTGCCGGGCGGCACGGCAGCGGTGGCGGGGTCCACCGGCGTGCCCATGTACGGCATCCCTGCGGGTGTCATGGACCCCATCAGCGCCTACGCGCAGCAGCACACCGGCGGGCAGTACAGCTGGGGCAGCAGTGACCTGGCGGCCGGGCTGAGCGACTGTAGCGGCGCGGTCAGTGACCTGGTCGAAATCATCACCCAGGGTCAGGCCACCAGCAAGCGCCTGTTCAGCACCGCCGACGCGGGCAGTGTGCTGTCCAGCCTGGGCGCGGTGTCCGGCGCGGTGCCGGGCGCGCTTCAGATCGGCTGGTCAGCCGAGCACATGCGCGCCACGCTGCCCAACGGCGTGGCTTTCGAGTCCGGCGGCGGGACCGGCCAGGGTGCCACCTACGGCGGCAACGCCAAGGGTGCGGCCGGTATGCCGAACATCATGTCGCTGCCGGTCAACGGTGTGCCCCTGGGCGCGGGCATGTCCGGCGCACTGCCGGGCGGCGCAGCTGGCGGCGGCACCCCGGTGTTCGTCACGAACTGGCCCGGCCAGGGTCAGGCCCCGCCCGGGGTCAACGCGCTGCTGGGTGGGCTGGCCAGCGGTGGCGGCCAGGCGGCGCAGAACGTCCTGGGCGACGTCATGGGCGCGGTGGCCGGGGTCGGCCAGGAGGGCTGGGCGACCAAGGGCGCGACGTACGCCCAGCTGTCGCAGCTGACCAAGGAGGGCAACCCACTGGCGCTGGCCAAGGCGTTCGGCCTCAATGTCGAGGACTTCACGCGCCAGGGCGGTGCGGGTACCGACGTCGAGAAGAATGACCAGGCTTATGACGCCAGCGGTCGGCTGTTCAGCGACACGTCGGCGCTGTTCGACCGCACCCTGACCAGCCTTAACGCCCAGCTGGACGCCATGCGCCAGCAGATGGTCGACGTCATCGAGCAGGTCAGCCAGAAGCTGAACGACAGCGCACTGGAGCCGGTGGTCAAGGCGGGCGTGCAGTCGGCACTGGAGGGGCTGAAGGACAGCGTCAGCAGCGCCATCGGCACCGCCATGGGCAACGCCGCCGCCCCGCCCATCGCGGAGGCGGTCAGCAGCGCGGTGTCCAGCCTGCCCATCGACAACAGCGGCGCGGGCAACGTCGGCGGCAACGCAGCAGGCGCGGTCACCGGCGTGCTCGGTATGGCCGCAGGCGGCGCGGTGTCCGGCGGCGTGGCAGGCAAAGACAGCGTTCCGGCCCTGCTGATGCCGGGCGAGTTTGTGCTGAACACCACCGACGTGGCCCGCATGGGTGGCACCGCCGGGGTGGAGGCTGCCCGGCGCAAGGGCTTTCGGCACTACGCCACCGGCGGCGGGGTCATCGGCAACGACACCGTCGGCGCGGAGTTCTTCGGGGTCAGTCAGGTGCCGATCATCGGTGCCATCGTCAACCTGCTGGTGCGGGTGCTGCTCCAGGTCATCGGTGTGCAGATCGAAGTACGCGACACCATGAACGAAATGTCGTCGGACTTCCGGCAGTTCCGTGGTGACGCCTTCCAGGCATTCGACGCCCAGGGCCGTCTGCTCAACGACACGTCGGGACTGATCGAGCGCACCAGCAGCAGCGAGGAAACCGCAGCTGAGGAGCGTATTCGCATCCTCAAAATCGTCATCCAGGCGCTTATCAAGTACATCATCGAGAAGGTCATCGTCCCCATTACCAAGGCGGTGGCCAACGCGGCTATCCAGGCCGGGGCGTCGGCAGCGGGTGCAGCGGTCAACACCCAGGCCCCCGGCGCTGGCGGCATCGTGTCCAGCCTGATCAGCAGCGCGGGCCAGGCCGGTGTCGACATCGCCGCCGAGGTCGGTACCGACTTCGCCCTGGCCATCAGCGAGACCCTTATCGACATGGTGGGCGACCAGCTGCAATCGTCCTTCCCCGACCTGATGGCCGGGGTGTTCGGCGGCGGCGCGCTGGCGTCGATCTTCGATCCCGCCGGTGGTTTCCTGGGCACGCTGATCGGCGGTCTGCTGTCGGGCATCACCGCGATCTTCGGTGGCCTGTTCGGCGGCGCGTCCACCGTCATCCCCGGCACCCCGTTTGACGAGGGCGGCCTGGCCGTCGGCAAGGGCTATTTGCCCAAGGCAGTGGACGACGCCGAACTGGTGCTCAGCCCGACCGAGACCGACCTGTTCGGGCGGTTCGTGTCGGCGCTGGAGCGCGGCGGGTTTGGCGGCGGTGGCAGTCGCACCGTCCACGCCCCCATTACTGTGATCGGCGGCGGCACCGACACCGCCGACGCGATTGAGAACCGCTTGCTCAAGCTGATGCCGTAGGAGGCAGCGTGGCGTTCCGTGGCTACTTCGCCTTAGACGGTGTTGAGTTTGCTAACAGCAGCCGGGTGGTCGCGCACATTGGTGCCAACATTCCCACCATGGACCTGGGGGTATTCGGGGAGCCAGGCGATTGCTCGCTGACCCCGGTGGACGGTAGCCCGCTGCTGGCCGAAATGCCCGCCAGCAGCGTGCCCATCGGGCCGGGGCGGCTGCTGGGGACAGTCCCCGACGGCACCCGGCTGTACGGCCCGAAGCTGGGCCTGGTGGGCGACTGCTGGACCCCTGACAATATGTGCTTCGGGTGCCGTGACGCCGTTGCCTTCGATGACAGCTGGCCCGCCCTGGCCGACATGCTGGACCACAGCATCTACCGGCCCGAGCTGGCACCGTGGTACACCACGCGGGTGCCGGAATCAGGCGAGTTCGGCGGGGTCTGGGTGATGGACGTCAAGGGCCTGGACACCACACCGACCCAGCGCGACATCACCGAGACCGCCGGTGCGGGCGGCGTACCCGGCCCCGTGCGCAACCCCAGCCGTACCGTGACGTTCGACGCCCTGCTGATCGGCTGCACCAACGCCGGAGTGACCTACGGCCTCCAGTGGCTGACGTGCCTGCTGCGGGGCACCGACGCCGACGAGGGCAGCGTGCTGCGCTACCTGGCCGCGCACCCCGGCGGCAGCACCGCCGACCCCGTGACGCTCATCCGCGAAGTCCACGGGGTGGTGCTGACCCAGGAGCCGCAGATACAGGACGCGGTCAACGCCGCCCGGCACCCCAACAGCCAGGCCACGGTGTACCGCGTGCAATGGACCATGACCGTGACCCGGCCGTATGCCTACAGCCCGCCGGTCGACGTCGCGGTGGACTGGGACACCACGGTGCTGGAGCCCATCAGCTGGGTGCACGGGGCCGACTGCAAAACCCCCGCCAGCTGTGCCGACATGCCGGTGTTCCTGGCCGAGGGCTGCTCGGTCGAGCGCATCGAGGTGGTCAGCACCCCGCCGCCGACGTGCGGCGGCTGTATGCCGGTCTGCGCGGTCGAGACGCGGCTGTTCGAGCTGCCGACGTTCGACACCCCATATCGGTGCCGCGAGACAGCGGTGACGCTGCGGGTGACCAACAACAGCGAGGACACCCTGACGCTGCAAGCCTGGTACCGCCGCCGCAACACCCGCGAGCAGTGCAACGACCAGCTGCACCCCGTTCAGCTGACCGGCGTGCCCAGCCAGGGCACCGTAGTGCTCGATGGCATCAGCGGGGGCTTCTGGCTGGAGTGGGCCGGGCGCAAGCGCCGCCCCTTCTACATGGTCAGCACCCCCAGCGGGGCCCCGTGGCGGCCAGCGGTCATCGACCGCAGCCAGGACTGGGAGCTAGTGGTGGTCACCGACGGCGCTGCCACCTTCGACATGGGCATGACCCTGGTGGACCGGGAGGTGTGATGTGGCAGTCGTTACCGACGATCTGCTGGTCAGCCTGCACACCGCCCAGGGTGATGGCGTCTACCAATTCACCCCCGACGACTACAGCGGCCTGAACTGGACGCGCGACCACCGCGACACCAGCCGCTGCGATCTAACGGTGCCACCGCTGCTGCCCGGCGGCAGTCGGCTGCCGGACATCGTCTACTGGCACCACTGGCTGACCGTCTGGGACGGTGACCGGCTGGGCAGCGCCGAGGGCGTGCTGTGGACCGGGCCTATCAAGAAAATCCGCGACAACCGCGCGGGGCTGACGCTTCAGGCCGTCGACCACAGCGCCTACCTGGCCCGCACCCGCAACCCGATGACCAAGCGCTGGGACGCCGCCGACCCCGCCACGGTGGCCGGTGAGCTGTGGTCGGCCATGGTGTTGGCCCAGGGTCTGCGCACCAGGCCGGTGGTGCTGGCCGACCCCGAGGGCGACCGCTACGACTTCCAGGTGGTCACCGATGAGAAGACCCTGGACCAGACCCTGGGGGACTTGGTCAGCTACGGCCTGCGCTGGTCGGTCGTCGCGGGCACCCCGGTGCTGGGCCCGCTGTCGCTGGAGCCGGTGGCCACCCTGGGCGAGGAGCACTTCCTGGGCGACGGCATCGACTTCGTGCGCGACGGCAGCGCGGTGGTCAACAACGTACTGGTGCGGGGCCCGGTCAACCTGGCCCGCGCGGCGGTGGACTTCTACGGCCAGAATCTTCAGGCAATTGTCAACGTGGACAACATGTCTGGGGTCAGCAACGTCACACGTGCCGCCCAGCAATATGTGCAGTCGGCCGGTCGGGTGCGCACCACGCTCGAGCTGCCCGGCAGCACCGTGCTGTCCCCGACCGCGCCGGTGTCCATTGACCAACTGATGCCCAGCGCGCGGTTCATTATCGAGGCCCGGGGCACCCGGCAGCTGATGGCGCTGACCGGCTGCGAGGTCGACCGCCGCGCCGGTGCAGCTACCGTGAAGGTCAGCATGGAGACCGTCGAGGAGAAGATAGAGCTGACCAGCCAGAAGACCGGTCAGGCGCTGACCCTTGGTGCCGGGGCGGCGGGGCGGTGACCGCGCTGCTGGTGCCGGGGCGCACCCCGCAGAACGACGCCGAGCTGGCCCGGTCCTTCCATGACCGTCTGCGCAAGCTGGAGACCGCCAGCACCGTGCGCGTCGGCCCGTGGGTGCTGTCCAACGATCCGACCACGGGCAACCTGCGGGCCACCCGGCCGGGGCAGACCGTGGTTATTGACGACCAGGGCGCAACCCAGACCCTGGACGCCGCCAGCCTGAACCTGTCCGGCTACGTCACCGACAAAGAGCTGGTAGACGCGCTAAGCCAGATCGACACCGGCGGCTCGCTGGAGTCCATGTGGTCTGACCTGTACACCGCGCTGACGGGCCTGCTGAACCCGGTCAATGCGCTGGCGGCGCTGGCCAACTTCTTCAAGGTCGAGCTGGGCAGCCCGATCACCAGCAATCGCCTCCCACTCATCCCGCTGTCGCACATCCGGCCGGTCAACCCGAACCTGCTGCTCGACGGCAGTTTCGATGACGAGGCCACGCTGTCGGGCTTCCCAGACTGGGACTACGACGAGGCCGACGGTCGCAGCCGCCCCGGTAGCGCCTACACCATGGCCGACGGGCTGACCCACACCATCCGCAGCAACGCGGTGGAGGTGGAGGCCGACGACGAGCTGGACGCGGAGGTGTACGCCAAGTGGGTGGGCCTGGTGGTCAGCGCCGCCACGCCCATTCAGCTGGCCATTGCCAGCTACGACGAGAACGACGTACTGATCGGCGGCGCGCCTGCGGTGGTGGCCAGCGCCGGGGCAGCGGGCAACAGCGGCGGGACCAACGGCTGGGGCACCAAGCTGAGCGTTACCGGGTGGAGCCCGCCCAGCAATGCCAAGTACGTGGTGGTGGAACTGACGGTGACCCCCGGCGCGACCGGCGGCACCGTCAAGTACGACGATGCGGCGCTGCGCAAGACCGGCACCCTGCCCCAGCAGTACATCACTGGGCTGGTCGACGCACTATCGGGGCTGTGGGCAGGTGTGCAGGCCCGCATTGACGACTTCATGGACCTGCTGGATGCCTTCGGTGGTTTCGTCATCGGCACCGGCCAGGGCCAGCTGACCGACGTGATTACCCGGCTGCAAGCGCTCAACCCGCTCACCGGTGTGTTCGACGCCAGCAAGCTCGGCAACCTGGCCAACATCCCGGCCATCGGCCAGGACAAGATCATCGGCCTGGTGGACGACCTGGCCGACGCGGTGGCCAATGGTGGCCAGACCGTGCGGGATGCGATCGTGCAGGCGCTGACGGGTGCGGTGCCGCCGGGCGGCGCGACAGACGCCAACGTGATCAGCGCGCTGACCAGCATTCCGGCCACGTTGGTGCAGAGCGCGGTGGAGGGCGCGAGCAACATTGACGACGCCATCCAGCAGGCGCTGAACGCCGTGGTGGAAGGCGCGAGCGGCGTGCTGAGCGCGCCCGGCACCTTCGTGGACATGATCAACCAGCTGGCGGGCCTGCGGAACAGCGCCGCCGGTGCGAACGCGGCGGTGGTCAATCTCCAGGCGACCGTGGCCGGGCTGGACCCGGCGGCGTCGTCGGAGGTCATCAACTTCGGCGAGTACGTGGACGCGGCCACGCCGCCCAGCATGTTCACGAAGTTCTCCGACACCGGTTCCGGCGCGCTGATCACCAGCGCCGGTGAGCTGCGCTGGGACAGTGCCAGCGCTGGGCGCGAGCTGTACCTGTTCAACGGCGGCCCACTCCAGACCGACCTGTTCGAGGTGTCGGTGGTGCTGCCGCAGGTGCCGACGCACGGCTGGTTCGGTGCCGACAGCACGAACTACATCTGGCTGATCGGTCGGTCGAATGCGGGCAGCACTGCCCTGGTGGCGGCGCGCCTGGCCTGGGATGAGATTCGCCTGTACAACCTGGCGGGCGGCACGTTTACACAGTTTGGCCCCACCATCAGCGAGAGCGACCTGCTCACCGCCGGTTGCTCGGTCAGCTTCAAGGGCGGCACGGTGGCCGATCCCCGGTACTTCCATGTGTCCATCAATGGCACCAAGAAGCTGGTCTACACCGACGGCTCCGGTGGCCCGCCGGTCACGGTGCTGGGGCCGGATTACCGGAACTGTGGCCTGGGCGTGGAGAAGGGCAGCAGCTACCTCACCGCCACGGTGAGCACCTGGTCCATGCTCGACGGCGGCAGCAGCGCCGGGTCCGGTGTGGTGGCCGGTTACACCGCCGCTGGTCTGACCAACCTGAACCTCTGGAAGGGCACCGCCGCGCAGTACGCGGCCATCCCGACCAAGAACCCGAACACCATCTACGTGGTGAAGAACTGATGCCAGTTTTCATCGGTGACGAGACCATCGACACTCTGCTGAACCAGCTGGGCCAGGACTACGACAGCGTGTATATCGGCAGCGACAAGGTGTGGCCGGACATCACGTTCCCCTACACCCTGGTGAACACCAACGTCACCGGCGCGGCCATCCCACCGGGCGCGACCGGCGCATGGGTTCACCTCTGGGGCCGGGGCACTCCTGGCGGCAACGGCGGGCACGAGGACGGCACCCCGTCCAATGGTGACGCACCGGGCGGCTCGGGCGGCGGCGGCGGCGGGCACGTGCACAAAATCTTCATCTACGTGGAGGACATGGGCTCGGACTGGTCGCTGTTCTACGGGCCAGCTGCGGGCGCTCCCAACCGCTTCATCACGGGCGGCATCGACCTGATCGCCAACAGCGCCAACGGCGTGAACGGTGGCACCGCCGTGGCCAACGGGCTGACCGCCGACTACTACTCGCCACGGGCATCCAATGGCGGCAACCGGGGCCAGGACTCCAACGGGGGCGGTGCAGGCGGCGCGAACGGCGGTAGTGCCAGCTGGACAGGTGACAACGCACCGAACACCAGCCCGCCCGGCCAGCGCGGCATCGGTTCCAACGGCGGCACCAACGGCGGTACTGGCGGCATCGCCTACGGCTCAGGCAACGCGCATCACTACGCCAGCGGTGGCGGTGGCGGTGGCGGTGGTGGATACACCGCTGGCGGTCCCGGTGGCGCGGGCACACAGAACACGGGCGGCACTGGCGGGTCCGGCGGCGCGGCGCGTGCCGAGGTCATCTGGACCAACGAGATTGTTCCCAAGGACAAGACCTGGGAGTACGCGCCCGGTGCGTGGAGCTGGACCGTACCTGCCTGGGCGCAGACCGGATGGGCGGTCGACCTGATCGAGTTCGGCGGCGGCAAGGGCGGCAACAACGGCGGCAGCACCAGCGCCGGAAACGGTGGCCTGGGCAGCGTCGGCGTCGGCCAGACGCTCATCATCGGTACCGACATTGCCCTGGGCGGCACCCTGAGCGGCAACGTGGGCAGCGGCGGCGCAAGCAACGGCGGCAACGGCGGGAACACCACCTGTACGCAGACCGGCCTCACCAGCAACGGCGCAACGGGCACCAACAGCGCCCAGGCGGGCACGGCGGCCACCGGCGTCACCATCGGCGGCAAGACCTACGGCGGCGGCGCTGGCGGGTCTACGGGTAGCACGACGTCGGCAGGGCAGGCGGGCAGCCCGCCGGGCGGTGGCGGCCAGGGCGGCGGGTCGATCTTCTTTGTCGGCCAGGCTGGTGGCGTCGGCGGCGAGGGCCGGGTGTACGTGCGGCTGCGGCAGGTGGTCTAGCGGTGACGGGCTGGTTCCAGGCCCTGTCGCCGCCACCGCTGCCCGCACCGGGCTGGTTCGACAGCGAGGCCACACCACAGCCGCCGGAGCCCGACGTGGCCTGGTGGGCGGTGCTTACCGTCGACATGGCCCACACCGTGGCGGCGGTCAACACCATGGAGCTGGGTGCGTTCAAGGCCCTGGGCATCGTCCACAGCGTTCACGCCACCCACCAGCTGGCGCTCCAGGCGCTGCTGCGGCTGAACGTGGCGCACAGCGTCACCGCACAGAACACCCTGGCCTTCCAGGGGCTCTACATGCTGGACATGTCACTGGCGCTGAGCGTGCAGCACGCGCTCACCCTGGCCCGCGTGAAGGACATCGCGGTGCCCATGCCGGTGGCGGTCGGCCACCAGCTGACCCTGGCCCGCGTGCTGGACATGCAGCTGGAGCACGCCCTGGCCAGCAGCCAGGTGCTGACGCTCCAGAAGTACCGCACGCTGGCCGTGACGCAGAACGTGGCGGTCGGCCAGTCGCTGGACCTGGCCAAGGTGCGCACCCTGGCCATGGCGCACAGCCTGGGCGTCACCCACCAGATGGCCATGGGCTTCCCGCCGACGGGCCTGCCCGCCCCGGCCAACTTCACCACCGCCGGGGCTTACACCTACGTGTTCCCGCGCAACTGTGACTTCGTGGACGCGGTGCTGCTCGGGGCCGGGGGCGGCGGGGCCAGCTCGGGCACGTTCTACACACTCAAGGGCTACCCCGGCGAGGCGGGCGTCTGGGCCACCGCCACCCTCCAGCGCGGGCTGACGCTGGCGTGGACGGTCACGCAGTTCACCGGCCAGGTGGGCACGGGCGGCGCTCGCGGTAGCGGTGGCTTCACGGGCACCGCCGGGCAGGCCGGTACCGCCACCACGTCGGCCGCAACCGGCTGGGGCGGGCTCAGCGGCGCGGGCGGTGCCGGTGGCATTGCGAACGCCACGGGCACCAGCGACAACGTGGGCCGGTCACCGGGGAACATCACGTACAACGGCATTCCGTACACGGGCGGCGGCACGCAGAGCACCAACGGCGCAGCCGGTAACCCGCCTGGTGGCGGCGGTGCGGGCGGTTCCAACTTCGGCGGGGCTGGCGGTGTCGGCGCTGCGGGGGCGGCTCGTTACAGGGCCTACCAGTAGGATCACGACCGTGGCTGTGGGAATGACCGCCTACTTGGCGAACAAGTTGCTGGACCACGTGTTCCGCAACGTGGCATACACCCCGCCAGCTGTGGTGTACTTCCGGCCGCACATCGGTGACCCCGGCGCGCTGGGCACCGCCAACGGGTCGGCGAATACCACGCGCTACGCGATGAGCTTCGGCGTGGCCGGGGCCAGCACCGCCGGGCAGATCGCCCTGACCAACTTCCCCGAGCACACCCTGAACGCCACCGAGACCATCACGCACGGTTCGATCTGGGACGCCGCCAGCGGCGGCAACTGCTTGATCACCGGCCAGGCCACCGTCAGCAAGGGCGGCGTCAGCGGTGACATCATCCGGCTCGCTTCCGACATCGTGGGCATCACGCCCATTGCCGCATAGGAGACACCCATGCCCGCACTCACCTGGTCGGTGGCCTGGGAGGTCGCTACACCGCCCGTGGAGCTGCTGCCTGCCCAGCCCGTCCCACCGACGCCGCCCGGCGACGACGCCGACGAGGCGGCGGCGCAGCAGTACAGCGACGATTACGCCGCCTACGAGGTGGCCCTGGACGCGGCCTATCACCAGACCCAGACCGTGCTGGCCGATGAGCAGTGGTGGTCAGTGACGCGGCTGGAGTTCACAGACGAGGCCGAGGCCCGCGCCACGCTGCCGACCATGGTCCGCGCCAACGCCAGCAGCCCCTACGCGCGCAACTTCCGTCTGGAGACATCCCCGCCCCGGGTGTGGTCCCCCGTAAGCTGAGCGCGTGACCACGCCCAGCGTTTGCGTAGCGGAGAACCTGGTCGTCGGTGACGACGGCAAGCTACGCCTGGCCCCGTGGTCGGTCCCGCGCAACGTCGTGGACATCCTGGCCCGCAGCGGCGCTGACACCACCAAGCTGCTGGAGACGTCGACGCTGCCCGGCCGTCTACTCATCGACGTGCCGCCGGAGGCCGTGCTGTGGACCAACACCACCCCGGTGGACCACATGGTGCGCATCGTGGTCACCCGGCGCTGGAAGCGGTGGATCACCAGCAACCCGAACGCGGTGCAGTTCCGTGACCGCTGGTCTACCGCCGTCACCCCGGCGGGCAACGACGCGGTGATGCCTGCGGTGCCGGTGGTGTCGGGCATCTTCAACAGCCAATGCGGCAGCGCCGGTGACCTGGGCAGCAACACCGTGGCCGAGCCCGTGCCGGGCAAGTTCTGGGGCTGGTGGGGCACCAACGCCAGCGAGGAGTGGATAGAGCCGGTGGCCCCTGGTGACACCCTGCGCGTGGCCTACCGCTGCTATGTCTGGACCCCGCCACCCTTCAGCGACAACGCGAACAAGAACGCCCCCGCCCACGAGGCCGAGGCGGGCTACACCCGCATCCAGCTAACGGCCTTCCCCAAGCAGGGAAAGCTGGTGACCGGATGACCAGCCTGAAGCTATGCACCGCCGAATACATGCTCAGCGACGTGCGCGGCGTCGGCGTACGCAACACCTGGCTGCCCCAGGTCATAGCCGAGCAGTTCCTGGAGTCCACGAAGGACGGCGAGATAAAGCTGTCCCCCGACCCGGTGACCATGATTGACGGCGATTTGACCTGGTACAACAACAGCCCCGACCGGGTGCGGGTGTGGGTGCTGGTCCACCGGGCACCCCGCAGCATCGTGGCGCAGAACCCGGCCACCGTGGTCATCCACGACGCTTGGGCCCACCAGGTCGGTAAGTCCCCCAGCGCGGACTACCCCAGCGTCATGCAGGACACTTTCGGCGGGCGCTTGCAGGTGGACCGCGCCAGCGTGGCCAAGGACTTGCTCCAGTTCGGTCGGTTCTTCCTCGACGGTGACGACAGCCAGACCTACGTCGATCTGGGTGTGGTGCCGCCTTATCAGTCGTTCCACTTCCGTTACCTGGCCGCTGTCCAGACCCCGGGCGTCTGGACACAGCCCAGCGAGTTCGAGCCGCGCTGGGAGGCATACGCGCGGTGGACCCGGTTGGTGGCCCTTGGCAGCCCGGTGGGGGCGCTGTGAGCGATTGCGTAGACGAGACACACCTGCAAGAGCTGGACGGGGTCATCAGCCCCCAGCCGTGGATGCAGTGGCGGCACGTCGGCGGCGTGGAGGCCCCCAGCAAAACGGGCAACTACAACGTCACCATGACGTCAGGCGGCCTGGGCACCGTCGACGTCTTCGGCACCATCGGCAGCCTGTTCGGCAGCCTGTTCTCGTCCATCCCACTGCTGTTCGGCAAGTCGTCGCCGCTGGCCGGGCTGCTGGCGTCGGCCAGCGCGGGCGGCAACAAAAACGACCTGCTGCACGCGCTTCAGCTGAGCTGGACCAACGGCAGCCCCGTGGCCCAGGACGTCTACGGGCTGATCACGCGCGGCGGTGCGCGGGTCAGCCTTCAGCCGCGCAGCCGGGGCGGGCTGGTGCTGCGCAGCGGCTACGCCAAGCACGCCAGTGACCCCGGCACCCTGACCGACAGCTCCATGTTCGGCGTCGGTGCCGACCTGGGGCGCGGCGGGACACTGAGCCTGGGGACGACCTACGGCGTGGCCGAGCACCGCATGAACAGCGTGACCATCCCGCTGGCACCGGAGCGCACCGGCTGGCTGCGCCTGGCCCCCGGTGAGACCATCACCGCCGCCCTGGAGCTGCGCTTTATCAGCGAGTTCTGGGAAAACACCACCATCGACGGCGGCGACACCGGCAGCGAGTCGAGCTACACCACCGGCGCAACGCGCCTGGACCTGTTCGCGGTACCGGTAATCTCTGGGTGACTACCCCTCCGGCCTCGGGAGACTGCCTTGCTGTACGAACCGCCCCCAGGGTTTGACGATTGCGAGGCTGACGCCGACGCAGCCCCGACGCCTGCCAGCTGGCCGTACCACGAACTGGAGGTCGAGGGGGTGGGCACGCTGCACGCCCGGCGACCACTGCCCAACGCCATCCCCAACCTAGCCGGGGCTGCGCGGGCCAAGATCAAGCCCCAGGCGCGCATCGACCACCTGGACCTGTTCGTGCAGAACCACCTGGCCGAGGGCGAGTTCGAGACGCTGCTGGCGCGCATGATGACCGAGGACGACATGCCGCCGGACGCCATGCTGCGGGTCAGCCGCGCGATTGCGACGGCGGGCACTGCCCGCCCTACACGGCGGTCATCTACCTAGCGTTGATGGCCGCGCACAATTGGCGGGCGTTGCGCACCCGCGCGTGGGAGAAGGGCCACGACAACCTGATGGGTGCCCCGACCATGCACGTGGTGCTCGACGCCATGGAGCAGTTGGGGCTGGAGTCGGCAATGTCGGGCGTCAAGTCCAACGCTGAAGCCCAGTCGGCCATGGCGTCGTTCTATGCCAAGCTGTACCGCCCCGACCCCACGGCATACAAGGTCAACGGCGAGGGCTATATGCCGCCACCGCCCGGGTTCAGCGACGAGGAAATGGAAGCGTCGTTTGACGCCTTCCTGTCCAGCGGGGCACGGTAACCACCGCTAAACACCGCTGGGGACGGCTGGGCAGCTATCCTGCACCCATGGCTATAACGACGGTGCTGATGGATACCAGCGCTCCGTCGGGCTCAAAGCTGGACCCCGCTTTCGCTGCCGAGGTCGCGGCGGTAGCCCCAGGCAACATCGAGCCGGGCGAAGTCGACACCATCCACCTGGCTGACGAGTCGGTCACCAGACCCAAGATCGCCCCAGGGGCCGTAGACAGCCCCCAGATTGCCACCGGCGGCGTGAAGGCGGTCAACGTGGCCGCCGGTGCCGTCGGCACGCCCGCGCTGGCTGACGGGGCCGTGACAGCCGCCAAGGCCGGGGTGGGCGTGGTCACCGCCTACGACAGCGCAGGCAACCCTGTCACGCGCAAGGAGGTGGAGGTGACCACGGCGCAGTACAACGCGCTGGTCACCGCTGGGACGGTCGACCCGAACACCCGGTACTTCGTCAGCTGATGCCGGTCTACCAGGGCGCGGCCAACCACCCGGCGTTCACGCGGTGCTACGTCGGCACCCAGCGCTACCGCAAAATCTACGACGGCACCACACTGGTGTGGTCCGACACCGCCATCCACGACGGGTTCGACTGGGACGGCTGGCTGCAAGGCTGGATTAACGAGCTGTGCAGCGCCGAGGACTTGGGCGAGCTGATCAGCGACGGCTACGGCATGATCGTGGACGGCCTGGGCAACGTCGTCGGTTCGACCGTGGCCTACATTCAGGACGGCGTGAACGAGACGGGCAAGCTGGTGGCCAACGCGGGCACCAGCCTGGTGGATGCATACTGCGGGGCCTGGGGCGGCAGCGCGCCGCCGGACGGGCTCATCGGCCTGGTGAACGGCATTCCGATCATCGGCGGCATCCTGGCCGACTGGCTGGCCGGGGACATCGACATCGAAAGCATCATCGGCAGCCTGCCGGTCATCGGCAATATCGCCAAGCAGATCGGCCTGTTGCCCGACAGCGCCGGGCACCTGCTGGACCCGCTGAACTACGTCATTGACGAGCTGGGCAACGTGGTCGGGACACTGACCTGCGGCAAGTACACCAACATCGGCGGCGGCATAGGCGAGGACATCTGCTACGTCATCGGCGTGGTCGAGCAGGCGGCGCGGCTGCTGGTCCCCGACGGCCTGATGTCGCTGGACCAGCGCATCAGCCGGGTGCGGCACCCCACCACGCTGACAGCTGATGACGGGTGGCTGGAAGTGCAGATCGCCAACAGCGGCAGCCCCGGCTTCAGCACCCAGGTCTTCCGGCGCTACGCCAACGACGGCAGCGGGGCGCGCGGCGTGGGCATGGACTTCACCGACAACGCGGCGTCGATTGTGCGGCGCGTCGGCGGCGTCGACGCGCTGGTGGGCCCCAACATCTGCCGCTACACCGAGGGCGACGTGCTGACCATCGACCAGACGGGCAACCTGCACACCTTGCTGCTGAATGGCACCGACGTAGGGCAGTGGGACGATAGCGGCGCTACGGCGGCGTCAGGTGCCTCAAACCGCTCTGTGGGCATGGTCATGCAAGGGGCCAAGGAATTTCTTGGCTCCCGGCGCTTCAGCCCGGCGCTGAATTACCTTGACGCTGGCTAGCTCGCGGCTGTCGCGGTAGCGCAGCCAGGACCATATACCGATCAATCCGGCCCCGGCGGCGGCGGTCACACCGGGGTGCGGATTGACGGTGAAAAACGACACGGCGAGCAACAGCGTTCCAGTTCCACCCATGAGGGCGACAGTAACGGGTCGGCTGTCGCGGCGCGCGTGCCTGGTCATTACCGGCCGCCCCACCAGCCACGGCCTGGGCGCTCGGCGTGCCAAGCGTCGATGGTCTCCTCTTTCCAGCCCTTGTGGCGGCCCACCATCACATCATGCGGTGGCAGGTCGATGCCGGACAAGCTGCGCACCGACTTCATGCCCAGGCGCTTGGCCACGTCCTGGCGGGACAGGTACACCGGCACCTTGCGTTCGGTGGTGGTCATGGCTACGCCGTCCTCTCCCGTGGTGTGTTCCCCGACATCGTAAGGGTTATCACCGGCGACTCGTCGTCATCAGCAACGATCACGGCGGCGCGTCCGGCCACCAGACGGTGCCACTCCTGCCCCGGGGCATTGCTGACAGCTACCACCAGCAGGCGGTTTGCCGTCTCCTCGGCTGCGGCGATGATCTTGGCCACGTCGTCATCGAAGGCGTCGGTGACGCCTTCTACCTTGGTCAGCAGCCCCGGCGGGCAGGCGTCCTGGCCGGACTCGATGCGCTGGTAGTCGCGGCGGGACTTGCCCAGCATGACGGCCATTTCGCGCTGGTTCAGGCCCACGTACATGCGGTGGGCGCGGATGATTTCGCCGAACCCGTGCTCGTAACCCTCGGGCCTGACCTCCCGGGCGGGCTGGTCTGCGGTGATGGTCATTGTGTTCTGTCCTTTCGTGGTGGTGGCCCCGGCACCGAGGGGCGGTGCCGGGGCCATGGGCTGGCGGGTTACCAGCCCATCTTGTCGGCGCAGACGGGGCCGATGCCCCGGGCGCGGCTGTCGTCGTTGGTCAGCTGCCGACCGCACACCCCGCACTCGCCAATCTCGTGGCCGTAGCGGGCGCTGGCGACCTCGGCACCGGCGGCGGCGATGCGGGACAGGATGGCCCGTCCCTGCTTCATGCTCAGCTTCTGCTCGTCGCCGCCGATGACCTGCTTGACGAAGACGTACCCGGCCCAGCGGCCGGTCTCGGGGCGGTCCACCTTGTAAAACGCGGTGCCGTTGACCGCGTGGACCTGGGTGTCGATGGCGTATCGACCGGCGGGCACGGCCACCTTGGTGTCGGCGGCAGGGGCCTTGGCGCGGCCGGTGTAGCCCTCAGCCTTCAGGCGGTCGATGTTGGCCGACACGGTGCGCTGGCTGCCGTTGTTCTCCAGGTACATGTCGATGCTGACCTGGGCGGCCAGCATGTCCGCGCCGGACGCCTGGGCCTTCTCGGTCATCAGCGCGCGCAGGTAGTCGACGCTGGCCGGGCTGGCGGGCTTGATGTAGGCGGCCGGGTCACCGGCGGTCTGGACGGCCCCGTGCGCGTCGGCCTGGGCGCTGATGGTGTCAAACGGTGTTCCCATGGTGTGCTCCTAGTTGCGGCGGGTCAGTCCCGCGTGGCTGGTATGTGACCAGACTAGACCGACTTAGGCGGGTTAGTCAACACCGGCATTGATACGATCAGCCCCGTGAGCTTCATCCGGTCAAAATTCGCGCCCCGGGCCCTGCTGACCGTCGACCAGTGGATAGCCATATTCGTGGCGGTGGCCGACGAGCTGGACATGCCGGACAAGCGCGGCGCGGTGATCTGCGCCGCTATGTGCGCCTTCCAGGAAGCCGGGGCCGACCTGGACGATGGCCGGGGCAGGCAGATATGGATCCCCGGCAACATGGCCGACCCGTGCTATGCCGCCGACCCCGACGCCTACCCGCACGACAGCGAGGGCAACGACGGCCAGAGCACCGGCCCGTTCCAGCAGCAGATGAACCGGCCCGGCACTACGCCGTGGGGCTGGGGCGGCAACTACGGCGACTGCACCGGCACCCGCAAGCGCATGGACCCCTGGGACTCCACCCGCATGTTCTTCGGATGGCCGGGCAGCGGGCTGCGGGACAAGGGCTACGACGCCAGCAGCGCCCAGGCCGCCAACGACAGCATCCAGCGGGTCCAGGGCAGCGGTGTGCCGTGGGCCTACGGCCAGCACTGGGGCCTGGCCCAGGCGGCATACGCCCGTTACCTGGGCAACCCGATCCCGGCACCGCCCAGCCCTGGCGGCGGCGGTCCTGCACCGGCGCTGGCCCCAAACCCCGACTGGCGCGGAGACCCCCTCTATCTGCCCCAGCTACTGCGCGCGTTTGGGGTCAGCGTCACCACCTACACCGACGCCGACGGCATTCCGTGGGACCAGCGCGGCCACGGCGACTTCGGCCGTATCAGCTGGGTGCTGTGGCACCACACCGGCAGCGTCAACGAGACCGACAACGGCATTGCCCACCACCCGGCGCTGGGCCTGGCCGCCAATATGCTGATCCACCCCGACGGTCACGTGGTGCTGACCGGGTCCGGCATTGCCTGGCACGGCGGGGCGGGCATATACCCCGGCATACCCGAAGACAACATCAACGGCATCAGCATCGGCATCGAATGCAGCTACGGGCCCGACCGCAACGGCCAGTACACCCTGCCCTGGCCGACCGCGCAGATGAACGCCATGATCGCGGTGGGCGGTGCCATCAGCTGGTTCTTGGGCGACACCCTGCCACCCAGCCACCAGATCGCTCACAAGGAATGGGCGGGTCGGGACAACCCGCTGGGCATCAATAAGCAAGGCAAGCCCGACCCCGGCAACCTCGACATGACCTGGTTTCGCGCGCAGATCGCCGCGCGTGCCACCGCTGGCCCTACCGACCAAGGAGACGACTGGATGAGCAACCCCGACGCGCTACAGATGTTGGCCGACATTCACCGCGAAACGGTGACGCAGAAATCGCCCAGCCGGGCGTTCGTGGCCGAGGACGGCAAGCAGATCGACACCCCACTGGGCATCCTGTGGAACGTCGACGGCAACGCCTGGACCCTGGTGCTGACCGAGGGCTACTGGAATGACGTGCCGCTGGCCGTCGCGGTGGTCGAGGACATTGCGGCCAACGGGGTGCGGCAGACCAGCTGGGCGGGGTCGGCCGACAAAGACTCCGACGTCAAGTTCAACCAGTGGCTGCGCGACTTCGGCCAGGCGTACTGCCAGGGCCTGGTCCGGCGCAAGGCGCAGTGGAATGCCATGTCGGCGGCCATCATCGCGCTGTCGGCCGCGCAGGCGGCGACGCCCAAGGCAGCCCCGCGCAAACGGGCGGCGAAGAAGGCCACCGCGACCAAGGCCGACCAGTGACCGCCCCGTGGCACCAGCCCAACACCGTGGGCGACGTCGACGCGGCCATTGTCCTGGCCAAGCAGAAGCTGGCCCGCTACAGCTACGGCAAGCCTGCCAACGACGGCACGCCGATCTACACCGTCGCATTCGGCACCGCGCTGGCTGAGTACCAACGTCGCCGCAACATCGAAATTGACCAGGGCAAGTACCCCGGGCCCAAGATGACCAAGCCCGGCGAGCTGGACTACGCCACCAAAATTCAGCTGGAAATCGTGCCGCGCGCAGGCGGTGGGGCCAACCCACCGGCGGTGACCCGGCTGGGTGACGTGCATTACCTGGGCGCACCAGGCAGCGGGGCAGGCTGGTGGATCGGACCGTCGTTCGACGTGGGCGAGTGGCTGAAGGAAAACCTGGGCGTGCACCACTGGCCGCTGGGCTTCCCCATTGGCGGCTACCTGGGGCTGATGGGCGGGGATAGCGCCCAGTCCTACATCGACACCGTCGCGCTGTGCGGGGCCGAACTCGAACGGCGTATCCGTGAGGACGTGCTGCCGCTGTACGGGGTGCAGCTGGCCCCCGGCGAGACCATCAGCATGGAGGACACCGACGCGCTGCCTGCGGGCTTCAAGCTGCTGGTCAGCGGCTACAGCCAGTCAGCTGAGGCGGTGGTGCGGGCGTGCGAGCGCCTGTTCGGCGACGGCGGCATTTACGCCGCGCTGCGGTCCTACCTCACGGGCGTGCTGGTCTTCGGCAGCCCCGTCCGGCAGGGCGGGCCGACGCGCTACGGTCGCAGCCCGCGCGGCAAGGGCATCAGCGGCTACGTCGCCCCTGCCTGGCTGGCGGCGCTGCTCATCGACGTGGTCACCGAGACCCCGACCGCGCCGGACTTCTACGCCTGCAACGTCAGCCCCATTGCCACCGCCGTCTACGACGTGGTGATCCATGCCGAGACCGAGCTGCCGTTCGTGGTCTACCTGGCCAAGCTGGCAATTCCGGCCATCCTGGGCCTGGTCAGCGGCGGCATCTTCGGCCCCGGCGGCGTCGGCGGGGTACTGACCAGCGCGGCCACGGTGCCGATCCTGGCAGGGCTGACCGGCATGACCGGCGGCCAGCTGCTGCCATTCGTCAACATGGCCCAGGGTGCCGATGACGACGTGCTGGCACCCCTGCGGGCGGCGCTGACACCGACGGGGCTACTGACCAGCCTGCCCGAGCTGATTGGCCTGTTGCTGGCACTGCCCGGCATCCAGACCCACGGGGAATACCACCTGCCCAAGAGTGAATTCGGTGGGCGCACCGGCGTGCAGGTTGGAATCGACCAGCTCAGGGCACTGCTGTAATCTGCGCATAGCGGCTCTCGTGGTTGTGGGTCCAGCGGGCAACGCCCCGACACCTGGGGAAGGTGTCGGGGCGTTGTTTGTGCCGGGGACTGCTACAGCGACTTGCGCCATTCCTGGTAAATCGCCTTGTCCTCGTCGGACCCGGCGGCCAGGATGTAGGGCGCGGACTGACCGGGCTTCTTGTTGCCCTTCACGATCCGGCCCAGCAGCCACGCGGTGCCCTTGTCCAGGGCCTTCTTACCCTCGCGCACCAGCGGCTTGTTGTACACCATGATGTCCTCGATGCGTTCGCCCACCTTGTAGGTCTCAAACACCTCGATTTCGCCATCCTTGTTCAGGCAGGCCACGCCGTCGTCGGTGGCCACGGCCACCGTCATGTTCGGCGTACCCGCCTCCGGCAACGTCAGCGGGATGATGTCGAAGCGGACGAACTCCGACTCCTCGCCGGGCTTGCTGACCGTGGTGGCCATGCTGCCGTGTTCGGTGGCGTGCATGAGCACCAGCTGGCCCAGGAAGGCCATGGGCTTGTAGCCGCTGATGCCAGTGGGGTCACTGGCGGCGAAGGGGTCACCCTTGCCCAGGGTGGTCTCCTCGCCCACGTTGGTCACGTCGTCAGCACCGGGCAGCGGTGCCTTCTCCTTGGCCGGTGCGGCAGCGGCGGGCTTGGCGGCGGTGGCGGTGCCGCCCTTCTTGTCAAACGGGCTTCCCACGGTATTGCTCCTTGTGTTGGTGTTGGTGTTGATGGGTTACAGCAGCTCAGCGACGGTGCCGCCAAACTCGTTCAGTTCGTCGTCCCAGACGTCCTGATACGTCTCATAGACCGCCTGCCCCTCTTCGGCGGTCGTAATCTCCGACAGTGCCAGCCGCGCGGTGGCGTAGCGCACTGCCTCCTTGCTGGGCATGGGCACCGCGTGCTGCGGTACCAGCTTCTCGGCCTCCTTGCGGCGGCGACGGGCGTCCAGGCTGGCCACCATGGTCTCAGCGCCCCAGGTCAGGTCGATGGTGATGGCGGCGGCGCGGTCGGGCTGGTTGCTGGGCACGTGCAGCAGGATGGCGAAGTCGTCGCGGATGTCGGGCATGGGCTCCCATCCCTTGCCGTCGATGGTCAGCATCTTGGTGGCCCAGCCATAGACCCCGCCGACCTGCACGCCGAATGGCAGCCAGCTGTACTCCAGGGACTTGCTGGACTTGACGTCACCCAGCACCAGCTCGCCGGTGGTCACCAGCTTGAAAATGCGGTCGATCTTGCCCGCCACCGGCTCGTCGCCCCGGTCGTTCAGCACCGTGCGTTCGACGTACTCCGGCAGCGCCACGATGCCCCGGTGGGCCATGACCTTGCGGGCGTAGTGCACGTGGGGCTTGACGACGTCGGGCACCTGGTGCAGCAGCACCAGCCCGCAATCCAGGGCTTCCAGCCAGGCGTGGACACATTCGCCCAGTTCGCGGGCGTCGGCCCCGCCCATGCAATTGTCGATGGTCTCCAGCACCGCGTTGATGCGGGTCACCTTGGGCTGGTTGGTCGCTTCGTCCAGCAGGCCGATCAGGTCGGCGGCGGTGACGCCTTCGGGGCTGCCATCGTCGTAGACCTTGGTGGCCGGGTCCATACGCAGCAGCGCCACCACCCGCCCGACGGTCTCGCGCATGGCCCATTTGTGCAGGCCGCTGACGTCGTCCAGTGTCTTGGCAATGGTGGTGGCCCGGGGGTAGCCGGTGGGGCGGCCGGTGGTCGGGCTGGGCAGCTGGTACCAGCCCCACCCGTTGAACTTGGACTCGGCGCGCGGCGGGGCCGGGGGCAGCGGGTAATGCATCCACTGGGTGACGCGCGCCACCGCCTGGAAGTCCTCGGTCAGCTCGGTGGGGCCAGAACGTGCCATGGTGGGCGTCTCCTCGGTGTTGGGGGTGGTTGTGTCGGCCGGGGCCGTTTCGTGCGCCTGCGGGGCAGCCAGGGGCTCAGGGGCCCCGTCTGCGCGGTAGTCGGGGTGGGCCTGGTTGATGTCGGCGGTCCACCCGTCACCCTTGGTCTCGCGGTACCAGGTGGTGCCGTTGGTGTCGGTGCGGGCCGGATGCATCAGCGCAAACCTCACGCCGACCTCCGCAGCCAGCCGCGCACCGTGGACGGGTCACGGCGCAGCTTGCGGGCAATCTGGCCGGGCGTCAGGCCCCGGGCGGCCATGTCGACCGCCTGGGCAATCAGCTCGGGGCTGGCCGGTGGCTGGCGCTTGGCCAGCTGGGGCGCAGCCAGGGCGGTGACCGCCCGACCCCGGCGCATCACGCCTCCAGCCCACGGTCGAGCACCCGGCTGGTGACGCGGATGCTGATTTCGTCGGACAGCCGCGCCTTGGTCATGTCCTCGGCCAGCACGATGCCCAGGCTGGCGGCGTAGTTCAGCTGGGCCTGGCTGGGGGCCTGGTTGTTGCGCCATGACGCCTTACGTTCGGGCAGCTGCTGGTCCGACTCGACAATCCACACCTCGGCGTTCTCCAGCGCGGTGGTCAGGTCGGTGTAATCCGGCTCGTCGCACGGGTACCTGCCGCTAGCGGTTACCCAGCCCCCGCGCTTGACGCGGGTACCAATCTGACCGATGGCCCAGCGGGTGCTGGCGACGTCGTCGCGGGCGGGCATAACCCCATCCTCGGGCCAGACAAATACCACCTGGTTGTTTTCCATCAGCGGCAGGAAGGGCACCCCGCCGACGGTCTCCATCCACACCAGGTCGCTGTTGGCCAGCAGGTCGATGCTGACCATTTCGACGGGGCCCTGGCGCACCACCTTGATGTCGGGCTCGCCACCGCCCAGCAGCTCCTCCAGGTCGGGCTCGATGTCCTGGCCCGCCTCGTCCACCTCGCGCACCTCTGCGCCGGTGTCCAGCTGGGTCAGGCTGACCAGCTTCATGGCCCGCGCCGACCCGGCCAGGTCCAGCACCAGGGCGTCGGACTTGTCGGGGTACAGCCGCAGCGCGCGCCCGACCATCTGGCTGTAGAGGTTACGGCTGCGGGTCGGCCGGGCCAGCACCACGGTGTCGCACATCGGGAAGTCCGCGCCCTCGGTCAGCACCTGGACGGTCACCAGTGCGCGGGCGGTGCCGTCACGGAAGCTGTCGTAGACCGGCAGCCGGTCGGCGTACTGCATGGCCCCGGTGACCGCGACGGCGGGGAAATCGGCTTCGGTCAGCGCGTCGGCGATGTGGTGGGCGGCGTCGACGCTGGCGGCGAAGATGATCGGGCGGCGGTCGGCGGCGTGCATCTTGATGGCGTCCACGACGTACTCGGTGGCGGCCTCCATGACCTCGGCCAGCTCGCCCTGGTGGAAGTCACCGGCGACGCTGCGCACGTCGTTCAGGGCGTCCAGGCCCTTGATGCGCACGGTCAGCCCGCGCGGCTGGACCAGGAAACCCTTCTTGATGGCCCAGCGAATATCCTTCTCGTAGCTGATCTTCTGGATGACGTCGCCCAGGCCAATGACCCCGCGTTCGTTGCGGTACATGGTGGCGGTGAACCCGGCCATCAGGGCGTCGTCGTAGCCGCCCAGCTCGCTGAATGTGGTGTGGAAACCTTCGGCACCAGCGTGGTGGACCTCGTCCCACAGGATGACGTGGCGCTTGCCCAGGGCGTGGCGGCGGTGGGCCGTGGCCAGGGTCTGCAACGTGGCGAAGACGATGGGGCAGTGGTGGTCATCCACCTCGGCGCGCACGATGCCGATGTGGTCGGGGTCGATGGTGGGGTCGACGGCCAGCAGATCGCGGCGCATCTGGTCCAGCAGTTCGCCCCGGTGGGCCAAGGCGACAACGCGCTGGCCCCGGCGGTAGGCGCGGCGGGCGACTTCGCCGATGACGCTGGACTTGCCGGACCCGGTCGGGAGGACGACACCGACGCGGTTGCTTCCTTCGGCCCAGTCGCGCTCTACGGCGTCGGCGGCTGCCACCTGGTAGTCGCGGAGCTGGCGCGGGGCCGGTACTGCGGTGCTGGTCATGTGCGGGTGCTTTCGTCTATGTGGTTGTGGTGCTGGTGTTTGTGTTGTGTGGTGTGCCGGTCGGCCGGGGTGACCTGGATGCAGCCCGGCCGACCGACTCCCACAAACTAACCCGACAGTGGCGGGTAAGTCAACTAGGACCGGTAATCGTCCTCGGCGTCTGTGAAAACGTCCACGTCGCGCATCTGCGGAACGTCGTCCAGCTCCAGGGTGACCGTGACGCCTTCGCGCACGTTGCCCAGCTGGGCCAGCATGTCGCGTACCTTGTCGGTGATGCGCTGCTGCGCCTCCTCGATGTCGGTGGCGAAATGCGGGTCGATGTCCACCGAGGTCACGACGCGCGCCCGTATGACAATCATGCGGCGATCCATCCCGGCTCGTCCCAGAGCGGTGTGTTGACCGCGCCCGGGGCGTCGCTGACGTCGTAGACCTCGACCCCGTTACTGCGGAACGGCACATAGCGTTCGGGGTAGTAGTTGCAGATGCGGTAATAGGTACCCGAGCAGCTGCTGTAGGCGTTGATGGTGTGGGCGGGGGTATAGAACTCGCGGTAGCGGGTCCAGCTGCCGTCGGCCCTGCGCGGGGTGTCGCAGAGGTCGCGGGCGGTGCCCTTGCCCAGCCAGATGCCGGTGGTGGTCTGGCAGTGCGTACCCGGGGGCAGCACGTCGGCCTTGGCGTCAGTGGTGGAAGCGGCGAAGCCGATCACCAACAGGGCGCTCAGGCTGACGATGGCCAGCGCTATGCGGCGCTTCACGATGCCACCTCGTTGGCTGCGGCCTGGAAGACGTGGCCCAGCTTGGTCAGCCCCAGCAGCTTCAGCTCGTTGGCGCTGACGGTGTCGCCGGTGGCCGCCTTAAGCACCTCCAGCAGCGCCCGGGTCTCGGTCACCTGCACCGCCGACAGCAGGCCCTGGGGCTTGGTGACGGCCTTACGGATGTCGTAGTCGGCGGGCGGGGCGTAGAAGACGTACTCGACGTCCGACAGCCCCAACGCCTTGTGGGCGTCGAACTTGGTGGGGGCGGCGTTGCCCGCCTTGCGCAGCTGCTTGCTCAGCCAGTCGCGCAGCTGGGCCATGGCCTGCGGGGACCATTCGCCCCGGTGGTTGTCCTGGTAATCCTTGATGGCCCGGGCGTGGTCCTTCTGGGCCTTCTCGTGGTTGGTCAGTGCCGCCTGGGCAGTCTTGACCAGCGCAGTGCGACTGAATGAAACGGACATAGCGGTGGTTCTCCTTCGTGGTTGTGTACTGCGGTGTTGTGGGGAGACTAGCCCGACATAGGCGGGCTAGTCCACTCCCGTTTTAGTCCTGGTCGTTGACTTCGGCAGCGGCCAGTACACGTGCCTGCTCGGCGGTGTTCACGCTGGGGATGTAGCGCGCCCCCGACGGGGTGCCGGTCAGGGTCTCAATCAGCCCGTAGCGCAGGCCACGGTCCACGGCTTCGGCCACGCGCTGCTTCCAGTAGACCGGGGTGTCCTTCCGGCTGAGCGCGTAGGCGTCAGGGCGCACGGCCAGGGCAATCTCGGTGCGCGTCGCACCCTGCTGGGTCAGGTTGTCGACAAACTCGCGGATGCGGATCGCGGTCTCCACCACGGTCTCCGGCAGCGGCCTGGCCAGCACGACGGCACCCTGCATCGGGTCAACGTCACCGTTGGGCCCGGTGATCAGTGGCGCGGACACGTCACCGCCCAGGTCATGGTTCAGCATCAGCAGCGGGATGGGGGTTTCCAGCTGCTCGGCGTTCTTCTGCTTGCTGGTGGTGATTTCGATGCACTTGCCGGGTAGCCGCCCGTCGGCGTCGGCAATCTGGGTGATGTCCCAGGTAGCCATGCGCACCAGCAGCTCGCTGTCCAGTGCCCCGTTCAGTGCGCTGGACCCCCGGGCGGTGTCGGGTGCGCCCTTGGCGGTGTGGTGCACCACCATGACCCCCGCGTTGGTCAGCTCGCGCAGCTTGTCGAACCGGCGCACGGCCTTGCCCACGTCGGTCGCGCTGTTCTCCTCCAGCCCGGCTGACATGCGGGCGAAGGTGTCGAAGACGACCAGGCCGATGCCCTGGCGGGCGATGTAGGCGGCGATCTCGCCCCACGCCTCGTTCTGGGCGCTGACCAGGATGATGCCGTTGCCCAGCAGCAGGTCATCCTCCAGTTCGACGTCGTGGGCATCCTCCCACGCCTTCAGGCGCTGCACCGCACCCGACAGACCTTCGCCAGGCAGGTACAGCACGCGGGTTTTGCGGGTGGTCCGGCCCTGCCAGTTCTTGCCGGTGGCGATGTGGCACAGCATGTCGAGCACCACGGTGGACTTGCCGACCCCGGGCGGGCCGATGACCGACGACAGCCCGCCGTGTTCGATCAGCCCGTCGATGATGTACTCCGGCGGCGGCATGTCGCGCCAGTGGCTGAAGGGCGCGATGCGGGGCACCCCGTTGTGCGGGGAGTCGAACACGTCGGGGTCGGGGTCGTCCACCTCGTCGGCATACGGGCTGTCGGCCTTGCCGAAGTCGGCGGGCAGGTCGCTCAGGTCGGCGGCGTAGTCCACCGGGGTGTCAGCCAGCCGCTCCTCCACCAGGTCGGGGGCTTCGATCAGATGGTCCTCGGCGGCGTCGGCGGTACCGCTGTGGTGGTACCACTGGCCTTCCGACTCGAAAGCGTCGTCCGGCCCGATGGTTGCGCCGCACTGGCAGACCACCGTGTTGTCCTCGGCCTGGTCCTCGGGATAGATGTTGCGGTCCTGCTGCTCACGCACGGCCAGCTCGGACTCGTCAACCTGGGGCAGGTCGAACTCGCCGTCGCCGTTCATCTTGTGCTCGCGATCGACACCCTTGGGGTCCAGGCCCGGCTCCACGCTCAGGTCCGGCGTCACGTCCATGTCGTCCATGGCCTTGCCGACGTTGCCGCCGTAGTTGATCAGCGCCACCGCCTGGAGCTTGCTGATGGTGCTGGTGCCCTTGTCAGCCACCCACTGGTCAAACGGCTCGGCGGGGTTGTCGGTCCAGATGTGCAGCGGCGCGTTCGTCTCGGTGTAGCGCCCGGCGGTGCAGCCGGTGTCATGCGCGGTGGCCGACTTCGGGCTGGCGTGGGTGCCGGGGGCGGTCCACACCGCGCACCCGCACCCGTCGGCACGCGGGGCCGGGGTCCACCCCAGCGGTTCCAGGATGTTGGCCCAGGTGACCGTCTCAGCCCAGGCGTCGATGGCGGTAGCCAGTTCGGTGGCCTCGGGGCTGTCGGCGTTGGCGGCGGCGCGCTGCACCCGGCGTTCGCCAGCTGCCATGATGGCCTGGCCCAGCCAGTCGGGCAGTTCGTAAACGTGCCCCAGCTGCTCATAGGCCCCCTCGGGCCGGGTCGACGGCGGGATGAGGACGTAGCGGCGGTCCCACAGCACGGCGAACCCGTTGTCGCCGCCCCAGGTCATGGCACCGATGTGGCGGGGCAGCACCGGCAGCAGTTCGTCGGGGACGGTGAACCAGAAGTGCCCGCCGTCGGCGTGGGCCCACGTGGTCGGGTCATCGGGGTCAGCGTCGGGCCCCAGCTGGCCCGGCGTCAGCACGGTGGGGGCCGGGCGCTGGGTCGGGTCATCAATCTCGGCGGCCTCGAACCAGCGGTCTACCTGGGCGGCGGTGTCGCAATCCACGACGACCACGCCGCTGCTGCCGACCTCGACCGCCAGGTTGACGGCGGCGGGCTTCACCATGACGATTTCGCCCGCGTCGAACGCCTTCTTGGTGTAGTTGACCTCGTCGCCGGTGACGACTGCCCCGCCTGCGGCGTCGACCCCGTCGGTGACCACTACCGCCCACGTGCTGAACAGTTCGATGTAGCGCTTCAGGTACCGCTCGAGTGTGGCCTTGTCGCTGGTGGCCAGCGCCAGCCCCGATGCGCTCTTGACGGTGTGCCAGTCGCGGCGACCGGCAGCCTGCGCGGCCTCCTGGGCGGCCTTGTCGTCCTTCTTGCGGGCCAGCGGGGTACGCAGGTCGGCAGGGGCCTTGCTGTCGGGGTAGATAAACATCAAGTTCAGGCCCAGGTCAGCGGCCTGCCGGACGTACGCGCGGACGGCGTCGTGGTTGGTGTTGTCGATACCGGAGCCCAATACGGCCTCCAGCGGTTTCGATCCCAGCATGTGGTGCCTTTCGTGGTTGTGGTGGGTCGGTCTAGGTGTGGCGGCCGGGCTTGGCGGCGATGGCCCCGCCCAGGGCGGCGTAACCGATCATGTCGGCCCAGCTGTCGGCGTGGTCGATGGTCACCGTCAGCCGTGACGCCTTCAGCAGCACCATGCACAGCGCCACCTGCTCGGCGCTGACGTCGATGCCCAGCACGGCCGACCACAGTTTCCCGGTCTGGTCGAAGTTGTCCAGGGCGTCGCCGTAGTCGGCGTTGCGGGGGCCGTTGACCAGCCCGGCGGCGGTGGCGCACAAGTCCCCTGCCCGCTGGGCGGTGCTGCGCTGGTCCATGATCTTGTCGCGCTGATCGGGGGTGATCATGCCCGCTTCCACGGCTTCGTCAATCGACCGTTCAATGGCGGCGTCGAATGCCTCGGCGGTGCGCTGGCGCGTGGTCTGCGCGTCGGCCCATGCGATGTAGTCGGCCTCGGTGGCGAACCGCACGTGCGGCGGTGGCACCCCGGGGGTCGGGGCCCCGTGGCGGCGGCAGTCCATGCCGGGCAGCGACCAGCAGCTGCACGGCGGATCCAGCTTCATACCGACGACCTGCTGGTGGCGCTGGACCCAGTCGGATACGACGTGGCATCGGCACCCGATGACGTGGTTGTCGTTGGGGCATTCGTCGCTGGGGTCTGGGGGCAGCATCGGCGGGCCGAAATCCTCGTCAGCGTCAGGCACTGCGGTCTCCTTCGTGGTGGTTGTGGTTGCGGTGGTACCGGGCAGCCTAGCCGCGCCGATGACGGCCTTGAATGCCCCGCAGGTGCAGGCGATCCCGGCCGGGGTCAGGAACTCGCACCCCGGGGCGTGCAGCACGGTCACGACCGCGTCCAGGTGGTGACGGTCTGGCGGCTGACGCCCAGCGCCCGGGCCAGGTCGGCGCGGCTGACGCCCTGGGCGCGGTACTGCTTGGCGGCGCGGCGGGCGGCGGCCATGGCGCGGTCGACGTCGCGGCGGGCGGTGGCCAGCTGCTGCCCGGCGTGCTCCAGGTGGCGGCGCTGTTCGTCGGTCATACCTTGGCCCATGCCCTTCCCATGTCGGCGCGGTCGGTGCGCAGCACGGGGGTGCGCTGCGCCCAGGTGATCAGGAACGGCGGTGGGGTCAGCATGATGCGCTGCACCGCCTCGGCCACCTCGGTGTCGACCACCAGTTCGTCGTGCATGGCCAGCTGTAGGTGGTCGGCCAGGCCCTGGCGTTCCATCTCCACAATGCTGGCGGCCAGCACGTCGTAGGCCGACCCCTGGATGGCGTAGTTGACCGCCTTGTATTCAAACCCCGGGTCGACCGGCAGGATGCGCCCGCCAGCGGTGACGACCCGCCCGTAGGTCTCAGCCACGTTCTGCACCTTGCGCATCCAGCGTTCGCAGCCCTTCATGGCCTCGAACATCTGGCGGCGTATCTGGGCGGCCGACTCTTCGGTGTGGCCGATGTTGCGGGCCAGCTTGGCGGTGCCCAGCCCGTACATCGTGCCCAGCAACACCACCTTGGCCACCGGGCGTTCGATCCCGGCGCTGCGCATGATCGGTTCGTAGAGGTCTTCGCCCGCCTCGAACGGGGCCAGAAATTCCACGTCCTGGGCCATCAGCGCCATGGTCACCGGCTCAATCTGGCTCCAGTCAATACTGGTCAGGCCCTGCCCGTCGTCGGTGATGATGGGCCGGGCGTCGGCGGGGAACTGCTGGAGTTCGGGGCTGCCGTAGGACATGCGTCCGGTGGCGCTGGCACCCAGCACCCCGACCTGGGGGTGGCACCGGCCGGTGACCGCCGCCTGACGGCTGACCTTCTCCAGGTATCCGGTGACCTTGTCGATGACCGCCAGCTTGCGCTGCGCATCGGCCAGCGGGTGGTCCAGGGCCTCCAGGTCGGCCTTGGTCGCGCGCAGCTGCTTGGTCGGGGTGCGCGGCCAGTTCGCAGGCAGCTCGCCCCGGTCATACAGGTACTGCACCAGCGCCTTGCCCTTGCCGCTGCCGCCTTCCAGCCCGTGCGCGGCCAACTCGGCAATGGCCAGGTTGCGGTCGACGTCCACCTGTTCCTGGTAGCGGTCGAGGTAGTCCATGTCTACGGCCAGCCCGACCGCTGACCGGCGCAGCATGACCCGGTGCACGGTCTCCTGGGTCCACAGCAGCTGCTCGGCCTCGGCCTCGGTGGTGGCCCCGTAGGTGACGAACGGGTGGTCGGTGGCCCAGTGGTGCGCCTTGGCCCGCATGATCGGCTCGACCGCCAGGGTGGCCACGGTGTCGGCCATGGCCCCGTAGCGGTAGACGGGGCTGGTGATGTCCATGCCCTCGAAACCAGCGGCCTGGGTTTTGTACCCGGCGGCTTTGAACGCGCGTTCCAGCCCGCCCTTGTCGTCGGTCAGCCCCAGGTGCCGGACCGACAGCGCGGTCAGGTTCTTGGGCACCATGACGTCGGGCACGGCGAAGCGGGTGATCAGCAGGGTGTCCACGATGCGCTTGATGGTGCTGTCGGTGATCAGCCCCGCGTGGTACAGCGGCGGCACGTCAAACGGGGCGTTGTGGAAGATGACCCAGCTGGCATGGTGCAGCAGCGCCACGGTGACCTCGAAATGGTTCTGGTCGCGCTGGGGGTCCAGCAGGATGGTCTGCACCCCGCCGTCGGGGGTGGTCCAGGCGGCGGTGACGCAGTTGATCGTGAAGACGTTATCCAGACCCGGGGTCTCGATGTCGAAGGCGATGGGCTGGCTGCGGAAGTCGTACCCGTTGATGAACCGGTCAGCCGCCCGCACCGCCTCGTGACCGGTGGCCATGGTCGCGCCCAGCAGCGGGTCATACCAGGCGCGGCTGGGTACCCGGGGCACTGCACTGGTCTGGGTCACGGGGCCACCTGGTTCCAGGCGTCGGCCAGGGCCTCGCGCAGCTCGTCGGCAGTGGCGTCGTCACCCACGCGGCTGATGGCCGCGAACAGTGCGTCCTCCAGCTCCTGGCGCATCTCGGTGCGACCCTGCTTGGTGCCCAGCTCCTCGGCGTCGGCCACCTTCTCGGACAGCTCGTCCTCGGTGTACATCGTCTCGTTGTCGATGTCCTCCTGGGCCTGGGCACCGTCGGCGTGGCCCTCGTCGTACTTGGCTGCCAGCTGATCATCGGTGACGGCCGGGCCAGCCATGGAGCCAGCGGTGCCCGGCGGGCAGGTGTACTGGCCGGTCTCGGTGTGAATCCAGCCCCGATCCGGCCCGTTGGTGGTGTGCACCGGATGGCTGCACTCGGGGCACGCACCCCGGTCGGTCAGGTACTCGGTGGCGATGGTCAGCGGGTCGGCCACCGGCGGGAATGTCTCCAGCTCAACGGCGGCGCGCTTCATGCGCTTGAGCATCGCGGCGCTGACGTTGCCCACGATGTCACCGTGGTTCTCCAGCAGGGCCACGGCGGCGTTCAGCTCGGCTGCGGTTGGGGTGGTCACTCGTACACCTTTCCAAGGACAAATTCGGCCGACTCCTTGGTCAGGCCACGGGCTTTAAACGGTCGCAGTGCGTCGGCAAATTCGCCCAGCAGCGGCACCTCGTCGGGCTTGAGCATGACCGGCGCGCCGCGTACCGGCTTCGGTCCCTCCCAGCCGTCCACGCTCAGCTCGTCCACCCGGCCATCGCTGTAGCGCACCCGTACCCCGCCCAGGGGCGGCGCGGTGACATCCACGACCACCTGGACAATCTCGGTGCCCGCCTCGGGCTCGCCGGGGTCCAGGTAGTCCTGGAACTGAGTCGCCAGCGCCAGGGTGACGGCCGCTGGCCCGCCCCGGCCGGTGTTCACGCGGGCGGCGCACTCCAGCGCCTTCTCACGCGCCCAGGTGCCGCCGTGGTCGGCCACACCGCTGAGCATGGGCAGTTCGCTGCCCAGGTATTCCGCGTTCTGGTAGTCGCCGACGCGCACCACCGTGGCGGGGTAGGTGACCCCGGCGGCGGCGATGGTCTGCGGATCCCAGCCACCGGGGCTGATCCACACGTCCACCGTGGGGAAGCCCGACTCGGTGCTGACCTCGCGCCGGATGAACGCCACCGCCTCGCTGGTCGGGTCACCGACGATGCGCAGCCAGCTGATGATGGTGCCGTCGGGCAGGGTGCGCAGATGGGCCTCGTCGCGGATCACCGCCACGTCGTTGTAGGTGGTCACCGGTCACCGCCGTCAGCAGCGACACCGGCCACGGTGGTTTCGTAGTCGGTCAGGCCCTTGGCCACGGCTGCGGGCAGCGCGTCGCGGTTCACCCCGGTGCTGTAGCTGTTGAACTCCCGCTTGCGGTAGCTGTTGGCGTTGTCACTGACCTCGCCGGACACCAGGCGGCGCGGCCCCGACAACGTCACGCTCATCAGCACGCCGTTGGTCCACTTGGCGCGCACCAGGGCGGGCTTGAAGCTGACGCTGCGGCTGAACTCGGCCAGCATGTCGGGCACCAGGGCCTGCACAGCGAAGTCGGCGCGGTGGCGCACGATGTGGGTGTCGGTGTAGCCCTTCAGGCCCTGGGGCTCGGCGTAACGCCGGGTCTCCACAGTGTTGGTGCTGTCCAGCCACTGGAGGGGGCCCAGGGGGTCGGTCGTGGGCATAGCGGTTCTCACTTTCGCGGTTGTGGTGGGTGCTACTTGTCGATGATCGGGTCGACCAGGTGGGGGTAGTCGCTGTAATCGGCGGGTGGGTTGACGCTGACGGGGTGCATGACGTCCAGCGTCACCTCCCGTTCGGCACCGTAGCCGTAGGTCAGGAACACCTGGTCGGACTTGCTGCTGATCTGGCACAGCTCGGCGTCCACCATCGTGGTGATCTGGCGGTAATCGTCATAGGTGCTGAAGCGGATGGTCAGGCCGATATGGTCCATGGCGTTCAGCTTGCCCGCTGCCACCACCCGCCAGGTGCTGGGGACCGTTGCCGGGGCCGTTGCCTTGCTCACCGGGCACCGCCCAGCACGAAGTCGACCAGGGTGGTGGTCGGCAAGGTCGGGCGGTACAGCCCCGGCGGTACGCCCTGGGCGTTGTCGGGGCCGCAGATGTGGTTGCCGTGCAGGCGGCAGTCGAACGCCGGGTCATCCTCGGCGGGCTCCAGGCCGGTCACCATGAAGACGTACTCGGCATAGGTCACCGACTGGCCGGTGGCGGCGTCGTCGGGCACCGCCTTGTCGGTGTTAGGCCAGACCAGCGCGGCACCGATGGGCATACCGACGGCCAGGCCGACCAGAAGCCCGGCGGTGAATACCACCGCGCGGTCGGAATTGGTAATGGGCACGTGAGTGGTCCTTCCAGGTCAACCGTAGCGGGACTGTCCCGCTGGGGTGACTAAGGTTATAGCTTATTGACCGTTGCCCCGTCAACTACTTGCCCGACACCGGCGGGCGAACACCTGTCTGGGCCCATGCCTGACCACGCTGCATCTGGTACAGCAGCGACAGCGACCGGGCCACGTCGGGCGGCAGGGTGGTCAGCAGCAGACCCCACTGGCCGCCGCTGATCGCGCGGTCACCGACCACCGCCGGACGCGCCATCAGTTCCTGGCACATCGCCACGAACGGGCCGAAGCGGTTGGCGTCCACGCGCTGGGTCACCGCCGCCCCCAAGGCGAACGCCAGGGCGATGGTGGGTGCGGCCGACAGCGGGGTGGTGTCGGCGAAGGTCGGCTCGGGCACGGCGGGCAGTCGCCGGGATGGTCCGGTGCCGGGCGGGTAGCCACTGGCGGTGTGTTGGCTGCCGTCGTCGTAGGTGTCGGTCACTGCCCCAGACTAGCCCGCCCTTGTCGTGGTTGTCACCGGCGTCAGCCTCAGGCGCGTGCGCGCGGGCGCGTCAGCGTACCGGAATGACCCCCATTTTGTCAAGGGGCCTTGCATAGACCTTGACATGGACACTAGGCTGGCCCGCTAGCGCCTACCAGCCAGTGACCCCCGTCTTCGGCAAGAGAATGAGTTTTACTAAGACAAGCGGTTGACACGGGCTGGTAGAAGAACCGGGGCGACGCCCACGGGGCCCTACCCGCCCCCGGCCTCGCCGGGCGGGTATCCCCAACGGCCATGCCAGTGGTTGCCGAAGCGGTTATTAGTGGGTTAGCGTAAATGTTATGACCACAACCAAGCGCACGACCACAGCACCCAAGGGTGATGTGCGGACAGAGACCCTGGACGAGTTCGATGACCTGCTGGGCGAGTACGCCAATGGCGAGACGGACTTCGCCTACCTGGTGCGGTCCCTGTGGGCCACCCGCGAAGGGATCAAGCAGCTGGACGCTGCACGCAAAGCAGTCTTCGAGCACGTCAAGGCCGCCCACACCCTGGGCCATACCACCGTGGCCGGGTACCGGCTGAAGATGACCAGCCCACCGGAGCCGACCGCCTACACCAGCGTGGCCAGTGCAGCGGTGAAGACTGCCGACGTGGCCGCGTGGCGGCGGGCGCAGGCCCTGGCACCGTTCGTGCAGGTGAAGGCACCGGCGGGGATGGCGGTGGCAGAGGAAGCGGTGCCGGAGGAGGCGGCGGTGGACTTCGTCGCACCCGAGGCGGCGGTGGTCTGCTACAAGGAACACCCCGCGTGGGCCCGGCTGCGCGAGCTGCGGGTGGTGGAACAGGAGACCCTGGGGCGGCTGGAGAAGCTGGCGGCGGATTTCGGCTGGGACGGTGACCTCAAGGTTTTCGCCGATGGCTGGTCGGTGCAGCTGCGGCGCTTGCAGTTCAGCGCGGAGAAGCTGGCAGCGACCGACCCGGCGGTGTTTGACCGGTGCGCAGTGACCAAGCTGAAGGTGGTCAACCCGCACGTCATCGTGGCCAGGGTGCGCGACGACGGCACAGAAGACGACGGCGTGGAATAGCCCCGTGAGCTGCGGCGATGGTGTTGGTACTAGCGCCGCAGCAAAATACGGGTTATATGTATAACCATGGTCCAGATAAAAGGCCCCCGCCGGGGCCGCCCACCCGGCCCAGCCAAGTTGCTGGTGCCCGTCAAAATGCTGCCTGAGCAGCGCAAACGCTTCAAGGTGATGTGTGCTGCGCAAGGCGTCAGCTACGAGGAGAAAATCGTGCAGTGGATGGACAACGAGGAGGCCAACGCGCGGCGTAAAGCTGCACGTCAGGCCCACCCCTTGCACCAGCCCAAGCCCGCCAGCTACTACCCCGGCGGTGGTCGTAATGGCTGAGGGCGGCGCGGTGGCTGGCCCCGGCCCGGCCGACGACGACAGCGTGGCCGCCATGCTGTCGCCTGGGGCAACGGTGTGGACGGGGCTGCCCGTCACCTGCACCAGCTGTCACAACGCCGGTATGCCGGTCATGGGGCAGGACGGCTGGCAGCTGCCCGTCCACGGCCGGGTGCAGCAGGAGTTCCCCTTCGGCATCGTCACCTGCCCCGGGTCCATGACGCCGGTGACGGCCATGCAGACCCCGCAGGCCATGACCGACCGCATCGAGCAGCACGTGGTGGACGCCATGCCCCCGCGCATTAACGAGGAGTACGACACACCATGACGCCCTGGACGCTGCCCCCGTGGCAGGTAGCCCTCATGCGCACCATCGGCGCGCTGCCGGATAAGGCCCAGCTGGTGGCGGCGATGCCACGCCAGTACGGTCACCGGCTGCGCGGTCACCGCCTGATCAGGACGGGGCAGCGCCGTGGATGAATGGCCCGAGCTGGAGGAATTGGCCCGCGCCGTCGACGCCTGGCGCGACTGGCCCGTGGCGCTGCCCGTCGACGCCCAGCGCGTCATCGACGCGGCCGGGCCGGTGGTCGACAACTACCGCAGCCAGAAGGTGCTGATCGAGCACTACAAGAACATGCCGCCGATCAGCCTGGAGACGTTGCGCCACCAGGGTCTGGTGTCCACCGAGCAGTACGCCCGCCAGGTCGGCATCCCCTTCCACCGCACCTGCTGCACGTCGACCATCGACCAGGCCCACCTGGCCAGCTGCGCCCAGTCCGACCACGGCCAGACCCTGCCGACCGCAGCGGTAGCGGCAGCTGAGGCGGCGGCCGACGCCGCCCTGGACGGCCTGGGCCTGACCGGCTACAAGGCGGTCATGGAGGTGGCCGGGCTGGACGACCAGGAGGTGGCCTGCCCTGGCGGGTGCGGCATGTACTACCGGCCGTTGTTTAGCTGCCACGTCTGCCCCGGGCCACCGGCGGCGACGACGTGACCCACCTGACCGCGCCCGGCGGCTGGCGGCTGCCCACCGAGTACGTCTACGAGTTCACCGATGTACCCGCGCCCGTGGTGGACATGCTGCTGCCCGGCTTCACCATCGTCAGGGGCGGCATCCGCTACCCCATCGGCCCGGTCCGGCACTACCGATGGCGTGCCCGTGCCCGCTGGGGTAGGCGCATCAAGCGCGTGCTGTTCGGTGTGCAGTGGGTCGACCGGTGACCCTGGACCACACCAACCGCGACATCACCCGGTCACGGGTGGACCAGGCCACCGCCTGCTACTACGCCCGCAGCCGCCGGGTCATCGTCGTGGCCGACAAGGGCGACTTCAGCGCGGCCATGCGGGCGCTGACCGAGCTGCGCGACCACGTGGGGGCAACCCATGGGGAACAATCGGCACCATGAGCGGCACCGATGACGACGACGGCAGCACCGTCAGTGACGCCGACCTGGGCGCGCTGCTGGACGAGGAGCTGCTGGCCCGGCGCACCAAGGTCATGTTCCTGCGCAACGCCGGGGCCACCTGGGCGGCGGTGGCCAAGGAGGTGGGGGCGGCGGTGTCCACCGTCCGCAAGGATTACAAGATCGTCTGCCGCGACATCAACAACGAGCAGCCCGCTGACGTGGTGGCACGTCACCGCGCGGTCATCTTCGATATCCAGCGTGCCAACTACCCGGCCATGATGCGCGGGGACAAGGATGCCGCCGCCATCGTGCTGCGCGCGCTGGACCGCGAGGCCAAGCTGCTGGGCCTGGACGCCCCGACGCGGATCCTGGCCGGGGTCAGCGACGTGGAGTTCGCCAACGAGGCTGCGCGGCTAATTGACCGTATCGTCACACTGGACCCCACAACCATGAAGGAGCTAAGCCGTGCCACCAGTTCAGGCCCCCGCATCATCGACGCCGAACCCGCTGACGTTCCCGCTGACGCGCAAGGTGCTACGCAACCTGCGCCGGTGTCTGCGGCGCAACGTGACGCTGACCCCGGTGCCGACGATGACGACTGGAGCAACATCGCCTGACCCGCACCAGAGCTGGACGGTCAAACACACCGCCCAGCTGGTGGAACGCCACGAGGTCTACGCCACCACCGCCGAGGACCGCCCCGACGTGGCCAACTACGGCGACGCGGTGGCCGCCATGTTCGACCAGGCCCGCGCCTGGCACGACGCGCACAACCTGGCCCCCATGGACCTGGCCCGCTTCGTCCGCGTCGCCGCCGACGGCAAGCCCGCCGCCGTCGGGGTCAGCTGGACGGTCACCGTCGGCCGGGGCGACATCAGCACCGACCAGCGCCTGCCCGGTGTCATGGACGCCTGGCGGTGGTCGGCACGCTTCCACCACTGGCGTCGGGTATTCAACCGCCTAGACGGGCGTCAGGGCCGTCTGTTGGCCGCCCGCGACGACGCACGCGGGGCCACCGTGCACAAGCTCTTTCCCGAGCACGACCGCGCGGCCGACACCGTGGTGCCCTGGGCCCAGCTACCGCCGGAGCTGAACGTGACGCCGTTTGACCCGCCCCCGGCCACCCAGTAGCTATCCTGACCGCTATGGGCCTCGATGACCGCAACCCCGCCACCGTCCACCTGGCACGCCTGCTGGAGCCGAACCCGAACTTGCCGGACCGGATGCACAACGTGGCCGACGTCGCGGCCTGTCACCGCGACAAGATGCTGGAGCTGCTGGGGGACGGGCCCGAGCTGACCGCCGGGCTGCGCAAGCTGCTGGAGGCCAAAGACTGCTTCGTGCGCCAGGCGCTGCTGGACGAGGTCGATGGGCAGTGACGGCCGACGACCAGCTGGAGCCGGTGACCATAGTCGACAAGCGCGCCCAGCGTCGTGCCGACAAGGTGCTGACCGAGCACCTACGCAACGCCCAGCGCGACCAGCTGGCCGCCAACGTGCGCCAGCTGGCGGGCACCACCTGGTGGGCCGCCCAGTCCAGCCCGACCCCCGACGAGGTGCTGGCCAGCCGTGACGCCCTGGTCATGGAGGCCCGGATGCAAGGGCTGGACGTATGACCGCTGACCCTGACACCGACGAGCCCGACTGCCGGGGCTGGGTGCCCGACTACCAGCTGGTGCCCGCGATCCTGGCGGGATCGGCCACCACCATGGCCGACCTGACCCCACCCGACCGCGCCTGGGCGGTGGCGGGGCTACTGCGCGAGGGCCACACCGCCGAGCAGATCAAGGATCGGATGGGGTGCAGCTTGCGGCTGGTGCGCACCGTGTCAGCCTGGGCGGCCACGGCGGTGTGCCAGCTGCTGCAAGCCGAAGCCGAGCACTTCGCGGACACCTACCGGATGCAGGACGTGGAGCTACGGCGGCTGACGGCCGACCTGGTCACCGCCAACGCCACCGCCGACCGCTACCAGCGCCAGCTGGCGCGGCTGCTGGACAGCTACCTGGTGGGCGAGTCGGGCCCCAGCTTCCCCAAGTGTGGACACCCGAAGACCAGGTACAACACCTATACCGCCCCGAAGACGGGGAAGACGTCGTGCCGGATGTGCCACTGTGACGCCCAGCGGGCCTATGAACAGCGCAAGGCGGCAGCGTCAGCACTGCCGCCTTCGTCGCCGGTGGGTCAGTAGCCGTAGTCCTCGGCCGGGGCGTCGGCATCCTCGAAGAGGTCTTGGTCGTAGGCCCCGCCCAGGCGGCCGAAGTTGGCACCGTAGCGCTGGCCGCTGTCCTTCGTGACCACCTTGGCATCCTCGCCGTAGGTGTCGATGGCTTCCTGCACGGCGGCGAGCAGGTCGGCCAGGGTCATGTCGGTGCTGACCTGGTCGGCGGCGTATCCCTGGTTGTTGTCGGTGGCCATGATGACGGTGACGTTGCTGGACATGTGGGTCTCCTGACTGCTGGGGCGGGTCGGTCCCGCCGGGCTGGTGAAGACGAAGTTACCCGCCTATGTCGGGTAAGTCAAACGGCGTAGTGTCGGCCCATGGCCAAGACGAAGGCCCGCAAGGGCACTAGACGCGCCGGTGCGCTACGTGGCGGCACGCGAAAAATCGCTCGTTCCCGCAGGCCAGGCACCATCGCGCTGCACGCCAAGGCAGGCGGCATTGCCACCTTCGCCAAGGGTGGCGGGGGCGGCTACCGGGGCTTCAAATCGAAGAAACAGTGGCGCTGGGCCTGGGCGACGAAACAGCCGTGGGCGCGCAAGAAGTCCCATGAGACCGCCGGGGGACCGAAGGTGCGCTACCGCCGGTTACCGGCCAGCAAGCACAGCGGGCACAAGGGCACCAGACGCCCCAAGTCCTGATAACCACCTGATAACCACGTCAACCGAACGCGCCCAGCGCGCTGGCCAGAAACACCAGCGACAGCAGCGCGGTCAGGGCGATATAGCCGATCTGCCGCCAGTCGGCTGCTTCGCGGGCCCGCTCGGTCACCACCGCGTCGTCGTCTTCCCACGGGGACACCCACAACGCCGGGGTGCCGACGCCCGGCCCCAGGCAGCCCCGGCACAAGAACGCCCCGTCGACGGTCCAGCGCATGTCGGCCCGGTACCGCGTGGTGTCGCAGCCCCGGCACCAGTCCGCGCGGTCATCCAGCAGGCTCTGGACACCGGGCTCCACCACGGGCTTGGCCGGTGGCGGGGCCACGTTGTTGGCCAGCGGCGTGAAGGCAAACCCGTCGGGTACTTGGCGCACGGTGCCGCCGGTGGGGCTGGCGTGCAGCTGGGCCACGGCATCGCCCAGCTTCTCGAACTGCGCCGCCTCCAGACCGAAGCCCTTGGCAGCCACCCGGGGTACTCGTCCCATTACCGCACCTCCAGGGGTACATCGCAGGTCTCAGCGTGGGCGGCCAGGTAGTGCGCCCCGCAGGCGGTGCAGTGGTCAGCGTCGTCGTAGGGGTCGGTGGCCGCCCGCAGCGCCGCGCTTATCCGCGCGCCCTGGCGGCAACTGCACCCGGCGCAGTGCGGGCCACGGATGTTGCTCCGGCGGTAGGTGCCGCCCTGGCTGCCAGGGACTAGCCGGTCGGCAATCACCTCGTCCTCGGTCACCAGCCGTCCGCACTCCCAGCAGGGCACTTTCGTGCCGTCGCCGCCGAACCCGGCCTCGGGGCTTACCAGCCACTTGCGCCGGGCGCGCCGGTCGTAGCTGCTGCCGCGCTCGTTGCGGTTGCTCCGACCGCAGATGCTGCTCACTTGGTCACCACACTGGGCGGGTCGAATACCAGCCGCCAGCGGTCGCCCGTCCACAGCAGCACCCACCAGTGCCGCAGGCGGTGCCGGTCGCCGTCGAACAGGCGCTCGACGTCGGTACGGCTGGGCAGCCCCGGCCCGGTCACCCGTCGCCTTCCAGGTCGAACTCCTCGGCGTAGGCGGGCAGAAACTCGCTGGCCGGGCGGGGTAGGCCGACGGCCAGACTGGCGTCGAACCGGGCCAGCACGTCGGTCAGGTAGGCGGCGTGGGCGGGGCTGGGCGCGTGCTCGATGCGGTGGGTGATCTTGCGCCGCTGCCGGGCCACGTTCATGTCCGGCTGTACCGACTTCACGGTTTACCCCGCCCACGGTGGGCATCCTGGCCCCTGAGCTGGCGGCAGCTGAGCGCCACGTGCCGCCGGGCCAGGCCGGTGCGCGGGTCGATGATCGGGCGGTGTTGCGTGTTGGTGGTCCTGCCGCAGTATTCGCACCTGTCGAACGTGCCTGCCATCGGCTGGCCGCTGCCGGGGCACCATGGCGACTTCTGGGCAGCACCCTTGGTCCTGGTCATTTCGTCCGCACCACCGTGGTCACGGTCGCGCCGGGCTGCACCTGGTCGGCCCAGCTGTCCCCGACCTCCATCAGCACCCCCGCACCGTCGTGGACGACGAACCGGCCGTCGTAGGTGACAGCGGTACGCACGGGCATGACCAGCGGCCGGTCCACCGTGGTCTCGGCCAGGGTCAGGTGGTCGGTGTGGCAGGCCCGCCACGGGGCCCACCACGGCCGGGCGCCCCAGGCGGCCACCAGCGCCACCATGACGGTGCCCGGTGCCACTTCTGTGGCCGGGTCCATGACGGCGGGCTGGGTGGCCAGCACGTGGGCCTGGCGCACGTCCAGGCGGTGCTTAATGAGCACGTTGACGACCAGGGCCAGGCAGCCACCGATGACGGCGCTGCGCAGGTCCATGACCGCTCCCAGGACGGTGGTGGCCAGCAGCACCCCAATGGTGCTGCCGACCAGGGTGGTGACCACAATGCGGCTCAGCGGTGCCATGGCTCGGCCCCCGTGCCGGTGCTGATGTTGTGGTCAAAGCACCAGCCATAGCGGTGGTGGCAGCCCGGCCCGCACGGCAGCAGGCCCACGGCGCGCATCACCTCGGCCAGCTCGGCGTATGTCATGTTGGCATCCATCACTTGCCCTCCAGCTTCTGCCGCAGCGCGGCCAGGTCGGCGTCGTCCAGGGGCGGCACCACCGGATCCAAGATCAGCGGCAGCTCCACATCGTGGGTGTTGCACCAGACCGTGACCGGCCCCGGCCCGCCGTAGGTGAACGTCAGGCGGCAGTCCAGCTGGGCGTGGACCCCGACCTCGGGGTTCATGTTGGGCAGCCAGCCATTGACCAGCCGCACCTCGGCCTCCTTGGGCTGCTGAGTGCTGTAGTTGGCCCAGTCGTCAGCGCCGGGGCGGTTGTTGGACTTGCGGGTCGGCGGCTGCTCGGCGGCGGTGGCAATGCGCTCCAGCGCCGCCACCGCGCGCTTGGCCAGGTCAATGGCGTCACGGGTGGGGCCGGGCAGCATCGAGGCGATGTTAACCATGGGTAGGTCGTCCCTTCGTGGTCAGTGCTAGACCTGCGCGGCGCAGGTCGGCAATGGTGTTCTTCAATGCTCGGTGGTCGCTGGGTGTCGACGGCATGGTGGTCACCAGCTTGCCGTCGACGTACACCCGCAGGTGCTGGTTGCGGCTGTGTTGAACGTCGCCGCCGACCGCGCGAATGGCGTCGACCAGGGCCTTGACGTCGGCGCTGCATTGGCCAGGTCGGTGTCGGCCGGTGCCTGCTACGGGCAATCCCATGGTGGTCTCCTTGGTGGTTGTGGCGGGGCCGGTCACCCGACCCCGCCGGGGTGGTTGGTTACTCGTTGACCTCGCCCACCCAGGCCACCGCGCGCACGGCCTCGGCGGCGCTGGCCCCGGTGCCCGGGGTGGTCTCGATGATGACGATGCGCTCGGTACGACCGTTGTGGCGGTAGGTACCGCGCAGCGTGCCGTCGAACTGGAGGTCGTCCAGGGTGATGGTGCGGTGCAGCATGGTGGCCACCTGAAGGGCGTGGCCGATGGTGACCGACGGGTCGGTGGTCTCGACGTCGGTCTGGGTGCCACGGCTGGTGATGATGCTGAAGGTGGCCATGTCGGGCTCCTGTCTGCTGGGGCGGGTCGGTCCCGCCGGGCTGGTGACATGAAACTACCCCGACATAGGCGGGTTAGTCAACTACTCCAAGCAGGCAATTTGGCGTGGTGTCGTCGCACCTTGCCGTTGGCCTTGATAGCGAAGTGCCCGCCGCAGGCGGGACAGTAGGCGTGACCGCGAAAGGTGCGGGCCGGGGCCTGGTCAGACCCCGGGCACCGCACCATGTCAGTCATCGACCGCCACGCCGGGCACGCTGTCGGGCAGCAGGTAGTCCAGCACCACCGGCGGCCGGGTGACCACGCGGTGGTCGGGCACCAGACCGGTCAGGCTGGGCCGGTACCAGCCACCACAGCCCGCGCACTGCACGAACAGCTGGCGGGCAGGGCCTGACACCGTGACGTCGTCGGTGTCGCGCGGGCGGGTCCGGCTGCCTGCACACCGCTGGTCGGCGGGGATGACCAGGTGATCGGGCAGCAGCGCGTTCAGCTGGGCGGGGCCGTTGGTCACCGTCGGAGCCTGGTCTGGCCGTGACGCCGCCCAGGCGGCGGGCAGAAACCCGCCGCTGGACAGGAAGCCGTGCAGTCCCAGCACCAGCTCGCACAGCCGGTGGATGTCGTCGTGGTATTCCGACTGGTCGGTGCGGGCGATGTCCAGCATTTCGGCCAGGGCGGCGTCGGGATCCATCAGTAGGTGTCCCTGTCCCGCAGCGCGGCGATGATGAATCCCCGCCCCGGCTGGTCAAACGGGCTGGGGCCGGTGCCCACGCGCGGCACCTCCGCGCGCACCAGCGGGTCCACGACGCCGCCGGGGCTGTAGGTGCCTGCCACCCGGCCGTAGCTGCCCATGCGCTCGGCCACCGGCTCCTCCTCGGCCGGGTCGGGCCCGATGCGCTTGAGGCCGACGACCACGTGCAGGCTGGGCCAATTGGCCTCACCGATGAACTGGAGCAACCCCGGCCAGTTCAGCCGGTCGGTGTTCTGGCCGGTCACCGTCCAGCGGGTGCTCTGGCCGACGCGCCAGCCCACGGCGGCGTAGGCGTACTCCCGCCCGGCCTGGTACTTGGTGAAGGTCACCGCGACGGACCCGGCATCGCCCAGATCGGGCTGCTTGGGCTTGCGCTCCTCGCGGCGGCGCAGCTCCTCGGCGGCCACCAGCCGGTCGATGCGCGCGGCCTCCTCGAGCATGGCGGCGGCCTGGTTGCGCAGGTGGATGGCGTTGCCCAGGGTGGGCGTCGGGTCAGCCGCTACGGCCTTCTCAGCGTCGGTGTCGTTGGACATGGGTGGCTCCTTCTTGGTTGTGGTGGGGACTACGGGGCTTCGACGTCGTCAGCCGGGCCGGAGCCGTAGCTGCTGGGGTGCTTGGCGGTGGCGCAGCGCGCGTTCTTGGCGGCCATGCCGATGCCGTGCTTGGCGTTCACGAACGCGGGGTTCATGCACGCTTGGTCATAGACCGGATAGGTGCCGGTCTCGGCGCTGGCGGTCGCGGCACCGAACAGGGCCAGCCCTGCGGTCAGTGCGGCGGCGATCAGGTACTTCATGGTGGTTCCTCCTGTGGTTGTGGTTGTGGTTGGTCGTGCGCTCCAGGGGCGGGAATCGAACCCGCGAGGTTGGCTCGTCAGCCGTGGCGACTCCATCGCGCCAGCCCTGGAAGGTGGTGCCAGGCCAGTGGTCAGTTCACCGGCCTGGCACCGGTCTACTACACCGGCATCAGGGCGGTAAACGCCCGTGCCTTCATGTCGGCCACGTCCACCGACGTCAGCGTGCGCTGGGCCCGCCGGATCGCCGCCTCCTCGTCGTCGTCCACCTTGGCCGCCAGCGGGGCCTTGTGGTCCAGGTACTCGGTCATGGCGTTGTACACCCCGAAGGCGGTGCCCTTGAAGGGCGCGACGGTGGCGGCGGTGTCGTACAGGCTGGCCACCGCGCGGGCCTTGGCCTTGCGCCCGTCGGCCTGCTTCTGAGTGGTCGACCCCTCGACGTTCCAGATGTCCTCCAGCACGTCCAGCACCTCGATGGACCCCATTTCGCGGGCAATCAGCCGCTCGCACTGTTCCACGAAGGTGTCGCGGTAGGCGAAGGTGACGCCCAGCAGCTGGCGCACTTCGGCCAGGCGCTTGGTGGGGTCACCGGTGTGGCGCAGGCTGACCGACGACCGCGCCGCGTTCTCTGCCATCCGCTGGGTGTTGGCGCAGACGATGCGCACGGGGCTGATCAACGCCCGCAACGGGTACTCGCCGGTGTGGTTGTTGAGCAGGCAGATGTACAGGTCGGTGATGTCCAGCTCACCGGTCACCGGGCTGCGAAACTCCATGTGACCCGGCAAGCGCATGGTCACGAAGGTGTCGCGGCCACCGCGCAGCGCCCCGATGGTTTCGATGTGCGCCCCGCCCTCGTCCACCAGCGACGACAGCATCGGCGTGGTCTCCTCGTTGCTGAAGGGCACCCAGCGGTTGCCGACCACGCCCAGCGCCTCGGGCTGGTGGTTGATGGGATTGTCGCGCAGCACCACGTGGCGGTCGGGCACCGCCAGGGCGTACTGCTCGCCGCCGTCGGTGGTGTACTTGGCCACCAGCGGCTGCTTGCGGACGTTCCAGCCGCGCATGTGGGCGGCGTCGAGGGCCTCGTCCACGGTCATCAGGTGACCGACGGGGGTGCCCAGCTTGTGCCAGGCGTCGACGCGCCCGTTGCGGTCCACGCGGCTGTCGGCGTAGCTGGCCTGGCCGTCGGTGATGTCGATTTCGTGCGCCATGGTGATCCTCCTTGATCGTTGGTTGTGGTTGGTTGCGCGTTGGCCAGCCGCGCCCCTGGTCGGCCCTAGCGGACCAGCGCGCTGTCGGTGACGGTGTAGCCGTCGGGCAGCAGGCCCTCCAGGCGCTCGGCCACGTCCAGCGGCTGGACGTCGCCGGGCACCGTGATGGTCACGGTGACCGACTTGGTGGTGGCCAGGGTGGCGGTGACCACGGGCCCGTAGGTGGGCACCCAGTTCCCGGTGCGTACCAGCCCTGCCTCGCCCACGGCGGTGTAGGCGTCGGACTTGTCGGCCGCCGACCGCAGGCGGGTAATGGGCCCGTCTGCGGCCTGCACCCACACGTTGCCGGTCACGGGGTTGAAGTACGCGGCGGCAGGGTAGGTAATGGCGGCCATGGTGGCTCCTATCTGTTGGGGCGGGGCGGTCCCGCCGGGCTGACAGGTATGAAGTTACCCGACATATGCGGGCAAGTCAAACGGTACGACCAGGCAATTTAGGTCAACATCAGGATCATTATGCACATCAGCGGGGCCAAGGCGACGACAGCCGCCGCCTTCTCGCCCCGGCTGTCGCGGTCAGCGACGTGCAGCCCGATGCAGCCGGTCAGGCTGATGAACGCCAGCACCAGCACCGTGGCGTTCACGGGCGGAACCACGTTTCCATCTGGGCGGGCGTCGGGGTGCCCGTCGGGTCCGGTGCGGGCCAGCTGGCCTCGATGCCGATGGCGGTGTCGCCCAGCGGCACGATCTTTCCGTCGGCGTCCAGGCGGGGGTGGTCGGCGTTCGGATCGCAGACGTCACAGCACCACCCATGCCAGCCAGGATCGCCGCAGACCCGGCACGGCAGGGTAGCCAGTACCTGGTCCAGCGTCAACGGCGTGGGGCTGTCGACCATGGCGGCAAACAGGCCGCCGTCGGTCTCGCGGAACACCTTGTCGCGGCGCTCTGCGCGGGTCTCACGCGCCAGCTGGGCGGCCCAGCGGACATGGGCGGTGTCGGCGGCCCGGCGGTTGCGTCCGGCGGCCTTGCGACCAAACCAGCCGCAGGCGGGGCAGTAGATAGCGTGCATCACGACGCCACCCGACGCGCTGCCCAGTAGGCAGCGTTCTCGCCCAGCTCGAAGTCCACAATGGCGCTGGCCAGGGCCCAGTCGGCGGCCTCGGCGTCCAGGGTGTTCTCCAGGGTGCTGGTGATGCCCAGACCCACGGGGCAAGCGGTGTCGTGGTCGGTGACGTAGCCGCCGCAGCTGTCGCAGGTGGGCGGCTCGGTGACGTCGGCGGGGTCAAACATGGTGGTCAGCTCCTGGTCTGGTAGTGGGCGGCAATCTGGGCGGTCAGGGCCTTGATGTGCGGGCCCAGCAGGCTGGCGGCGTACTGGTCCCCGCTGGCCTCCAGCGTGGCCTTGGCCGTAGCCAGGGTCTCGCGGGCCTTCTGGGCCTGGGCCACCGCGCTGCGGCTGGTGACGGGCTTGCGGGTGTCGCGCACCCGGCTGGCGGTAATCACGGTCTGGTCTCCTTACTCGGCCGCGTCGAAGGCGGCGAAGAGGTCGTCAAGGGTATGGATGCCGTGGGCGGCGAGGTTGGCCGCAACGGCGGCGCGGTCGCGGGCGTCGGCAACGCGGGCGTTGTGCTGGGCGATGGTGTTGTCGACCATGGTGGGCTCCTTGTGCTGGGGCGGGGCTGTCCCGCCGGGCTGGTGAAGACGAAGTTACCCGCCTATGTCGGGTAAGTCAAGCGCTAGGACCAGGCAATTTACCCGGCCCTAGCGCCTGACCGGCTACGCGCGGGGCGTGGGCAGCCCGGCCGGGTTCTCCGGCGTCGGCACGTACTGGAGCCAGCGCCGGATGGTCTCGCGGCCGGTCGCCTCGTCCATGCCCACCGGAAGCTCCAGCTTGCCGCTGTCCAGCGCGGCGTAGATGAGCGCGTGGACCGACTCGCCCAGCAGCTGGCGGTGGGTGGCGGGCCGACCCTTGGCGTTCATCCGCTGGGCCTGGGCGTCGGCCTTGGCCGCCTGGGCGGCGTCGATGGCGGCCAGCTCGCGCTCGATGGCAGCGGTGCGCTCGGCCTCGGTCGGCACGTTGCCCTCGCGGGGCGCGCTGCCCACCACCGACTTGCGCGACTTCTTCGGCGCGGGCTCGGTCAGGAAGTCCAGGCCCTTGGCAATGGCCGGGGCCAGTTCCTCGGTGACCGGCGCGGCCTTGGCGGGCTTGGCACCCTTGGCCAGGATCAGGGCGTCGATGGCGGCCTCGGGCCAGCCCTTATCGGCGGGGAAGTCACCGACGTGGGCGGTGCCCTTCACGGCGGTCGGGACGGCCTCGACCACGGTGGACTCGTAGCCCTCGCGGGCGAAGTACTCCCCGACCTTGCCGCTGCGCGCCTTCTCGGCGGCCTGCGGGGACTTGTGCCAGCTGTACGGGCCCCAGGTCTCCCCGTCGCTGCCGCTGGTCATCAGCACGTGGGTGTAGGGCATCGTCGGGCTGGTTCGCGTGAAGGTCTGCCCGTTGGGGGCGGTGGCGGTGAAGGTGATGCTGGCCATGGTGGTCCTCCTGGTTACGGTGGCGGGTCTGTCCCGCCGTGGTGAAAGCGAAGTTACCCGCCTATGTCGGGTAAGTCAACTCGTCAGGTGATACCCTGCCCACC